ACTCACTGCACTCACCGTGTAACTTTCCTCTTTCCCATATAGAGTGGTGTTGTAATAATCCGTTTTGATCCCATTGCTTATACTCCCCATTGCGAAGGTCGTCTTCGCAATCGCAGTATAGGTGTAGCTGTCCGTTCTTGTACCATCTTTTATATTCGCCCTGTATGCGAAATTGCTCGTCAAGATAGTAGTGTTCTGATATAATAGTAGTCTTATCGTGATACTTTTTTATTTCTTTCATAACACATTAATACCGAATTTAAGTTTAATCATAACAGGGTTGTCAGAGTATGCTATCACATTGTCGGTTATGTTTTCATCATCGGCAAAGAAATAAGTATCTGTAAGATTTCCGAAACTGTCCCACTCTCTGTACTCACCGTGTAACCTGTTATTTTTGTGATAACAGCATACGTGCAATATTCCGTTCTTGTACCATTTTTTATATTCTCCTTCTTGACGATCGTCTATGAACGTGCATTCTAGCCTAGGTGAGCCGTTTTCGTGCCACTCTCTATAAAGGCCTTGAAAACGAGTTTGTTCATCCAGGTGAAAATGATGCGTAAGTACGCCGTTTATGTTTGAATGCTTTTTTATTTCTCTAAGCATCATCTGACTCGTTTGATCTATTTTGAAATTTTTGTATATAGGTCAGTGGATCTATAATAGGCAGCAGGTCAACGCCGGACAATTTTAGCATAACCGAATTATCTATGTAAGGCAGAATTTTTTCCGTTATGTGATACCCATGGTTGTAATAACGACGATGCGTTAGTTCTCCGAATTCGTTGTACTCTTTACACTCTCCGTGAGGCTGGCTGTTAAGATACATGTTGTGAAAATTTACTATTCCAGACTTATAAAAAGATACGTACTCACCTGTGATTCCGGTGTCAGTCCGAATATACACTGTCTTTAGTTCGCCAGTCGGGTAGTGTAAGGCTGTTTTAATCATAATTTAATATAACACGATGTACTTGTGTTGTCAAACTGATTTTAGATAAATACTTTAAAATATTTGGGGGTGTACTGTGGGAATTAAATCTAATAACTTAACCATCGTAGGGCGTACAAAATTTTAATTGTATATGTTGGTCTGCAGAACAAACTAAGTTCGTTATAATGGGTGCAATGACTACGACATACGCAAGAAGCAATGTCATGACAAGTCTTTAAGGGGTAATATGAGCGTAATTATAAAAGGTATATCAAAGTTTAAAAATGTGATCATATCTAATGGTGCAGCAGTACCTCCGGCGACTACTGCTCTTTGGACAGTATTTGGTGATCAAAGTGGCAGTGTGCTGCCGACAATAGACGGCACCGGCGTTACTGATTTTTATGTTAAATCGTATATTGCAGGGATATTTGCTGTTACTGCCGACCTTGCTAATTTAAATATATCTGATGTCAGGGCAGGTGTTCGTTATACAGGCGGAGCCGCCGGCGGAGTTATAGAAGTAATCCTCGGCGGAACTGTAGTTCAGACTGCCGCCGTTACCGGGCCTGCTGTAAATGTAGGCGGAACATTGGACACGACATACGGGCAATGGCCTTCTTCTTATTTAGGCAGCAATGCTGGGTTTATCGGCTATCTGGAAATTTATGCAGGTTCGGAATTCATATTCATAGAATCGAACGTTCCGAACACTGTATTAACGTTTGATACAAAAAATGTAAAATTTGCATGGTATGTAGACACAAACACTGGGCTTACTCCTGGGACTTTATTAGATGGTTATCCGATATATAGTAGTCCGGCAACTATGTATACTTCGGTTACTCCGCAAAGTACGTTCGATTGGCAACAAGTGTTACAAGTGCAAGAGCCCGATGGGTCTTTTTTAAACACTATGTATAATGCCCCGACTAGCACAGCGTTAAATATAAATTTAGGGGGTTATTCCCCGAGTTGGACAGATGTATCCGGTGTTAGCAATACTAATAACTACGGTGTATTTTATGATTTAAATTATCCTGCTACTCCATCAAATTCTTTATCGGTTGATGGTGGTTGGTATTATACTCAACTTGACCCGGGTGATATAGAAACCAATGGTACAATGATATTTCCGGTTACTACCCCAGTAGCATCTAACTATGTGCAGCTAGATAAGGCTAATACAGGTGCGGCTGTTGAAACAGCCGGGATTAGATCATACTTAGCAATAGCATCGTCTGTCTTTGGCGGGTACATTCAGTCTGTAAATTATGGTCTTCCTGTGTTATACGAACAGTGGTATTCTAGTGGCAATTTTGTTGCACCGCCACCTACTGCCGCTCCAGTCGAGTGGATAGGGATACCTAACACTAATATAACAAATTGGAACCCGAACCTCGGGACCCAATTTAACAGCATAATATGGACAGGAACAGAATTCCTTACTATAGGTACCGGATCAATTCCTAATGATACTACATATTTTAGCACACTAACATCTTCGGACGGGATTACTTGGGAAGGAAAAGTATACAACGTCGAGATGTTACCGGGATTTTGGAAATCTGTATGCATTGGTAACGGAACATACGTTGCAGTCGGCAGAAACGACGATGTGCTGACATCCGACGGATCGCAAGATGTCAATGGCGATTTAATATGGACGCAAACCATTAACAGTATTGCCCCGATGGTAATGAACAGTGTTTGTTTCGGAGATAATAAGTTTGTAGCAGTTGGCGGGTCGTCTAATGGCAACAGTGCGTTTAACATTATGGTTAATATCGGCGCTGGTTGGACAGGGGTCGAGACTGCATCTGACATAGTTTTTAACACAATATGTTATTCATCTGTGCTTGGAAAATTTGTTGCCGGTGGAACAAAATTTGACGGTAGCGGAGCACTCTACACATCAACTGACGCCACTACCTGGATTGCACAGACTTCGGTACTAACAGAGTGTACATCCCTTACTGCGACTAATACCGGTGTCATGGGGGTAGGCGTAGTAGGTAATAATCCCGCGGCCGTATGGACAACCGACGGGACAGCATGGCAGTCTAATTCAACACCTAACGTAGGCACTGCTGGGTCGTGCTGTTACGCATCTGCCCCCGATGTAGTGATTGCAACCACCGGCAATGGCGGAGCTCAAGTAACACAAACAGGCGAAATATGGACAGCTAGTACAGTCGTGCCGGCAAGTGGCGGAAACTGGAGATCAGTGTGCTATTCTCCGACTTTAAATATGTGCGCATCTGTATTCGGTAACTTCCCCGATGTAATTATGATTGCACCGTTATCAAATTACACGCCCTGAAACAGCATCAGGGCATGCGATCTTGATAACTAAGAATGCCTCTTCGCTGCAACTCAGTATGTGCCGGGAGATATCGTAAGTGCAATTGTATTGTTCTGCGAATTTCCTAATAAACGGACCCGACCAGCTATTATAATCATCTGTCGGCAATGCTTTATTAGTGTTAGCCTGTATAAAATCGTAATCCATTCTCCATTTAATCATATATTTTCTCGACCGCCTCAGGGCATCTTAACATGATCATAATAAAATCCTCATCACTACAGGTTACGGTTTGGTTTCCGTGTTGTGTGTAGCTGCAATTGTGATCTGTGCAGAAGATTTCAATTGTTTCCCAAAACATCCTCGGAGAAAAATTGTTAGTACCGGTGCGTTGTCTTGTTAGATCGTAGAAATACTGATAGTTACGTTTCCACTTAATCATAATATAGTTTATGCTTTTTATGTAAATAGGCTACATCAATCTCTGGTAGCACAGGAATGTCCACTACAAGTTTAAACATAACAATATCGTCTACATACGGTGCTACCCGTTCTGTTATGTTAGTACCGTTCTCAAAAAATTTATGAAATATTAACTCTCCGTTCTCGTTAAACTTTTTGCATTCACCGTGCGGCTTATCGTTTAGAAACATGTAGTGATATCGCAAATTTCCGTTCTTATGAAATTCTATATATTCACCTTGGCGAAGATCAAACGGCCCCTTATCCCGGCTTGCATAATATATTATTTTAAGATCTCCGTTAGGGAAATAGTCAACTCTAAGCGACGGCTCGTCCATGTATTATTCCCCGAATGTTTCAAATCCGTAGATTAATTTAATCATTAACTGATCACCACCTGTCCTTTCGTCTACCTCACAGGTAATGTCTTTTTGGTTAAAATAATAACGGCTAGATATTAATCGTCCGCTCCGGTCCCATTGTTTATATTTGCCGTGTTTCAGACCACCTGCACACATAAAATGATAACAAAGTTTTCCATTTGTATACCATTCCTTGTATTCACCGTGGTATTTGTTATCTTTATAATGACAGCGTATGGCTAACTTTCGGTTATGGTAATATGTTTTGCACTCGCCTTGCTTAAATCCGAAAAAATCAATACAGACTTCTTCAGCAATCATTTTCTTTTTAAGATCGTGATATCGGATTTCTTTAATTAGTTCCATTTTTATCTCTATCAATTGTTATTTGATTAGTATTTGTGGAAGGAAAGCAAAAGCTAAACAACTATATTTGTTTAAGCCTGGTAAAGGCGGGTTAAGTGCTGCTGCGGTTGCTGCTGCTTCAAATACGTCTGCATCAAATGAAGTCAACACTAATTCTGGACGCAATGTGAGTAGCTTTTTAAAATCTTCGTCGCTGCACGATAGCCACTGTGGCGTATGATTACTGATTTCGTACATTATATGTGCATCGCAGTTGAACTCGTCTAACCAGTCAAGTGCCTCTACTGCTGATACGTTAATGTTTAGTAACCAGATCTTCATGTTATTATTTAGCTTTACCAAATGGCATTGTGTATTCTATTAAATGAGGATATGCAAGTTGTAATAAGGTTGCGTCTTCTGCGGCAACTCGGATAACTCTGCCATAATCCTGCCTAAATTCATGCACTTCAATTGCACTTTCTAGATTGAGCAGTGCGTATATGCAATCTTCGTGTGTACGGAATACTATTATTTGTTGCGGCGAGCGTATGATATCCGATCTTTGACTATGTTTTCCCATGCAGCAATTGCATCCTGATTATTACTAGATATATACCTATTAAATTGAATGGATATAATACTTAGTGCTGGGTCGTCTTTTTCGCACGATATCGTGTAGTTGTATGCTAAGCCACTGCCTTTACGTATTAGCCTATAGGCAGATCTACAATCTTGTTTAGTTGCAAATGTAAGTAATAGTTTCTCATTCATAGTTAAATTATACACTCGTTTTATATTACTGTCAACGAGTTCGTGCGATAAATAATTCACGCACGGAGGAACAATGGATAATAAAGTTGTACTAATTAACGAATCACCGTTTATCAAATTCTATTATAAGGACGAAGAACTTCCGTTACCTAATCTATTACCGTCTGATAAAATAAACGACTTCGCATGGTCGCACGACGGAAAGTACTTAATTCTCGCACATAACAGTCCTCCGTTCTTCATTAGTACGTATAAATGTTTCGGTGACAAGTTTCTTAAAATGCCTAATCCAATGATATCAGTTGGCACAGCCTCTTTGTGCTGTGAGTTTTCTCCATGCAATACATACTTAATAGTAGGGCACGAAAAAGCACCTTTTCTTTCTTTTTATAAACATAGGCGAGATTTAAATTCATTATACAGATTAACAAATCCTTTCTTTATGCCGAAAGGTGCAGTGAGAAAAATCGAGTATAGTAATGACGGACAGTATGTGACAATCACACAGGACGCCGAACCGACTATATTTACATATAAGATTACCGGTGAAACCTATATTAAGTTAGATAAAGATAAATAAAACAATAAACTGCTGGGGAAATTGCTATGAAACTGTCAAACGTAAAACTCGGAGGAACAACACGGACTGCTAGTGTATCATCGGCTTTGCCGCCCCCTATTGTGATTACGAGTATTGCTAGAAGTAGTGGCGGCAGTTGCGAGTTTCCTTCTAGTGGCACATGCGTATCAACCGGCACATATACTGTAGACTACATTAATGCAACAGGCGGAGTGAGTTATCAATGGAGTATAACCGGCAGCGGTGCAAGCCTAATTAATGCAACAAGTAATCCATGCACAGTAGAAACCAGTGCAGGGAACACAAATGTAAATTTTACCTTAACGTGTCGGGTCACTGATACTTATAGCACAGACATAAGCAGCCAATCATTTACAGACACTAAGACACAGGAAGTGATTTTATCGCACCTAGTGTTAGGTGCTGGCAATGCAACGACGACTACTCCATCTTTGTATACATACAACGGAACTTCGTATACTAGCATAAATAGCCCGGCACCGTTGAACGACGAGTCGTTATATTCTATGGCATACAGTGACGACGGACTATATGCTGCCCAAGGTAGCTCGACTACACCATTTATTTTAATATATTCTAAAAGTGGCAATCAATTAACACAATTACTGCAACCAGCAACGATTCCTGCTAGTATTGTGCAAGATGTTGCGTTTAGTCCTAATGGTAATTTTTTAGCAGTTGCATGTGGATCGTTGCCGTCATTGATGATATACGAACGCAATGGAAACACATTTACTAAATTACCAGATCCTGCAATCATGCCGACTGGTGCAGGTAATGCAGTAGCATTTAGCCCCGACGGCAACTTTTTAGCAGTGGCACACGGCACTGCGCCTTATGTTACTATATACCAGATAAGCGGAAACACATTTACTAAAATAGCAAATCCTAGTACATTGCCCACTGGTAACGGCAATGGCGCAGCATTTAGTCCCAACGGTGAATATTTAACAATTGCACATACAACAGCGCCTTGCTATACTGTGTATAAAGTAAGTGGCACTACGTTTACTGCACTTTCTGTGCCAGCATCCGGCATAGTAGGAAATGATGTATCGTGGACACCCGACAGCACATATATGTCAGTTGCGCTTACCACTACGCCATTTATTTACAACTATAAAAGAACCGGTGACACGTTTGTCAGATTGTCAAATCCCGCATCTTTGCCGACAGGTTATTCTTATTGCTCCAAATTTAATAAAAATGGAACACATTTATTTCTCGGTGGAAACGTCGCGCCTTTCTTAACAATATATAGAAGAGACGGAGATGTATTTACAAAAATAACAAATCCTACCTATACTCCGGCTACTACGGTGAGAAAAGCTATTGCTACTAATTTATTAAATGAAGTAGGGGTCGCATGTATCGGCGCGCCGAATACGTATATGTACACACAATCAGGTGATACGCTTACTTCTGTTACTAATCCTAACAGTTTGTTAAATCGTCAGTGTAATAGAGCTGCATACAGTGCAGACGGCACGTTCATGGCGATAGCATTGGAAACTACCCCGTTTGTAGTAATATACAAAAGAGAAGGCACAACGTATACCCGATTACCTAATCCCGCAGTGTTGCCGCCTGGCGCTGTGACAAGTATTGCATTTAGTCAAAATAATCAATACCTAGCATTAACGGCCCCTGGCGCCAGCGGATTAGTGATATATAAAATATCCGGAGATACTTTTACTAAAATAACTAATCCGTCATGGTCTACGCCGCTCGGTGTGGCTTTTAGCCCAGATAATAACTATATGACGGTAGTAGGTGGCGGAAGTCCTTATCTCAGAGTGTATAAAATAAATAACGACACTGATACTTTCACCCAGTTAGCAGCCCCGACAGCCGGTAACGGACGATTTGTAGCATCGTTTGATCGGCAATCAAAATTCATGGCAGTAAGTATAAATATTGCCCCGTGGATTTATATGTATGAAATAACAGCAGGCGACACGTTTACCTTGTTACCTGCTATACCATCCCCCGGCGCTAACGCTACTTCAATTGCATTTAATCCGAGTTCAACAATACTAACGCTGAGTATAGGCACTAGTCAACTCTTAGTGAATTATTCTATATCGGGTTCCACATTTACTAAACTAGCTAATCCTGCAAATAAACCAAACATTACTGGAATAGAATGTGCGTGGGATCACACAGGAAATACACTAACTGTGATCACTGACACTACTCCGAGAGTAGTTAACTATTCGGTTAGTGGTACTACATTTACTAGGGTGTTTAATTTAGATTCTGTGACTAGCACACTAGGGTCTATTGCATATTACCCCAGCGCACTTTTTTAACAACGAATAAAGATTAAAAGAGTCGCTGGTTATCAACCTTTTTGCACCAAGCATTAAAGGATATTACACGTTCGTCAATTATGTCTGGGCATTGCAGTTTTATAATAAGATAATCTTCTTCCGTGCAACTCATCATATAAGTTTTAAAATCGCACGTACAATTATATTTTTCACAAATGTCGGTTATTGCAGCTGACCAACCCCATCCGCCGTAACGTTGCAGTAAACCTTGCCGATATATTCTCCACCTAATCATAATATTTTTTTCTTATTAGCACGGTGAACGTCGCACGATTCTATTAACGAAATCCATCTGTCTACGAATATTGAATCAAAATCGGTTTTTTCAATCATGTCCGGATATTTTAATAACACTACAATTGCATCTCTGTTATCACATGCTAACGCAGGACCATTTGCAATAAAAGGTATATCAGCAACCTCGAGTTCCTTTTGCACCTTATCGCAATACATCTTTTTACGAAAGTATATTAAGATCATTTCGGAATTCCTATTTATTACGGATAGATAAATATGCTTATTATATACTAAGGAGTTAAGAATGTACAGTATTACATTTAAAGAACTTGCAGAAGGGCAACTTTCCATAAAGTTAATACAACACCACGACGGCAATGAAACGTGGACGGATTTTCCAACAGACCTTAAAACACTTACTCCTGAACAGGAGATAGCAGTTTTTAATTCCTTGACAGGCTCTTACGAACGTTTCAAGAATGTTACTAAGGGTAAAAAGGTGTATGATACTCACGCAAAGAGAATAAAAGAATCAATTCCGGCAATTCCGGATTGGGTACCGAAGTTAGAAAAGAAATTTAATCTCAATGTTTCCCCAATAAAACTAAAGATAGATAAAAGGAGCGACATATGAATCGTTCAATAACCACATCGTACGCTGACGATAAATTTAACATTGTGAGGCACAAGCATGCATCCGAAGTGTTACTCCACATAGTGAATGATTCTGATGTTATTTTAAATACAGATCAAGCTAATTATATGGTACTCAGGTCAGGTCGCATAAGTGGCAGCGACTTGGCAGGAAATGTATTTGTTACAAGATTTGCAGGAGACACCACTGATTCTTCTGTGTTGACGCTACCAAAAGAATTGGTGATGAACATCGATGCAGGCAGTGAATTTTATTGCATAACAAAAAAGGATAAAAGTCTTGTTAATCGCGAGAATCTAGATCTATCATACGGAAAAACAGGTAAAGCCGGCGTCATGTGTGTGTTTGACGGCACAGTTTCGGTAACATCGCAGGATAAGACTAAAGAAATACATAGAGCCCCTGCGTTTGTGCCTATCAAATCAACAGATTATCTAAATAACGAAGGCTGCAAATTTTCGTGGGTAATACTAATAGATTAATTATGCTGATTATCGTTACCAATGCAAGCAATGTGATATGATAATCCAGTGAATAAATCCTTTGATACTGCATAACTCTGCATCATGTTAATAAAGTCGTTTATCTCTACTATGCATACAGTTGTATCGTTATTTCTTGCCAATTTAAACAACGTGACATCTTCTCTGCCAGTAAGATACCATCGATGTGTGGCATCGTCGAAAATCTCATGAGATTGTCGCGGGGCATCCTGCTCGACATTTTCTTTATCACTTTTTCTTAATTTTCGTGGCGTAGAGATAATAACAGGGTCGTCGTAATCACTTATAAAAGGATCTAAGGTAGTTTCCCGCCATGTTGCAACATTATTCACTCTGTACATTTGCGTGCTTATCGCATAATGTTCTAATCCAGCCGCCACTACGAATTTTGCCAGGATTTCCGCACGTTTCACATACATGTTTACTAATTTCTTCCGCAAAGGAAATGTATGCATCCTGTACAACACTGACGTTACTTGCGTATATTCTCAGTGTACCGAATTTTTCTTTAATTTGTCTGAAATGAACCGGCCCGGTTGGTTCTTCGTCGTGTGATCGTACAATATGGGTATATTCTGTCATCATTGTACACAGACTTTTTATTATATTTTCCCAACCGTCACCGACATCAATTGAGCAGTATTTAAATAAGTCGGGGTATTCAATCATTAAATCATTTCGCCAGTCACTCATTGTCTATCTCCAGGAATACTGTATCACCTTTTTTCATGTTGTATGCGTAATCACCGAAACTAAAAGATAACACAGCGCGAGAAATAAGCACGGCTCTGAGTGTAGTATCGCTTAGGCGGGTCAACGAATAAAATAGCATACGGTGTGTTTGTAACTGCTCGAGCATTTCTCCAGCAAGAATGCCGTCGTTGGGAATAATGATTGTCCCGCCTAACTTCGCTATAGATAGATATTCGAGCGTCATAATGATATTATACTACGTATTGCATGCGATGTCAACTACTCGCAAACTACGGTTAGCATTTTCCGCCGAGATATGTTTCTACTAGGCTGTTTATATCTTTTTCCAAGCGATCGGTGTTTACGAAGATTTTAACTTCTTTCATCAACTGATACGGATCTTCCGTATTCTTCCAAGTAGCATGTCTATTGACAGGTACGGGGTGTGTAATCTCTTCGCCCGATAGTTCGACAACATTACCGTCTTTGTAAAATACTACTATGCGTTCTACGTACTGTGTTGGAATTTCTTTAGCATCGACTTCTTTTACTATCTTGTCGAACACCGATGGGGTCAGGATTCTTTGTAGAACCTTATTTACATCTAATTGATGAATTTTTTTATCTGACATTGCATACTCCTTTTACCAGCGTATACAAATATTTATCAAATAGATTTATTTCGTAATAGATTAGAAAAAAGGGACCTAAGTCCCTTTTTCTTTATACATCAGCCTTTTCTGCTCTAGCTGCATCTCGTTGAATTTTATCGTCAACTTTCTTTTTTAATGCTGCTGTTTTATCAGCTACTTTCTTTTCGGCTGCTTTCTGTCTATCTCGCTCTAGGCGTTTAACCTTACGGTCCTCTAGGCTTCTTGCTTTTTCCTCAGGGGTCAAAGGCGTGCGTCCTCTTTTCTTTTCTGCGGGTTGTGCTTTCGCTAAAAGATGCGGAGCCATAGTATATGCTTCGTTGCGCTTCGACTTAGCCTCTGCCTCGAGTAATTCGGCTTGCAATAACAGACCTTGTGCAATTGCTTCCGGGTTCGTAGGATCGCTCATCGGATTAATTCTACGCTGTTCGGCTACTTCTGCATCTTTTGTCGCCTTTGCCTTGTCGTTGTACTGATCTACAGTGCCGTCGATTTGTGCGTTAAGTAATGCTAATGGTAATACCTGTCCCGGAAAAGGGAGTAGATTAACATTAGACACCGGGGTCTTTCTTAGCATACCTTTGTAATGCAACGCTTGTAAAGCATTCAGTCCGTCCGGAAAAGTCCTGCGGTTTAGAATCTCAGAAAACTCGTTTGTTTTTTGAGATTCTGGGCTAGCTACATATTCCATTAAGCTATTGTGATACATATCGTTTAATCGATCTGTTTCAACAACTAAGCAATTTTCTTCATCGCCTGGAATCTTACGGAACACAACAATACATCTAACACCTGTATTGACTAATGTTCCGGTATGCTTTTTCATCCGTGAAACGTCCATTGGACCTCCTTATTCGGCTGCTGCCTGTGCGGCTTCTACCGATTCTTGGTCTGCTTTTTCTTTAGATTGGGTAGCAGCTACATACTGTAGGAAACCATTCAGCTTGTTATACACATTACCTACTGCCGACATTTCATTGGCGTGGAATGCACCACGACGAGATGCGAGGTCGATTACGTTAGCAATTGCATTCATGTCCTGAAGAGTCAGTTGTACCGGCTCGAGGGTAGCTTCTGCGCTAGTGGTATCTGCGGTTGTTGTTACGGTTTCTTCTACTACTGCTTTTTTCTTAGCCATTTGTGTTACTCCTTGTTGTGTTGGTATATGGTGTTACTTGTATTAATTCTTCCGGCCAGTCTATAAAACTTTTCCAGAATTCATCTCTAATTCTAACTGGATACTTTTTACGCTTTGCTGCCAATTCGTAATAAGAAGGACGCACCGGCATCTTCTTAGGTACTATGTTTGCATTGTTACCTTTTTTGGAGTTACAATTTTTACAGCAAGCTACTACGTTTTTCCAGTTAGTTTTACCACCGTGTGATTTAGGAACCACATGATCTAGAGTTAGTTGATTAGCAGGTGGCATAGCACCGCAATATTGACACGCAAAATTATCGCGCAACAGTACGTTGGTTCTATTGTAATTTACTTGTCTATTCCATTTTATGTAATCGCTACAGATTACCACAGATGGTACTTTCATAGTAATAGACGGCGATCTAACGACCCAGTTGTCATGATCTTTCAGTACTGTTACTTTATCTAAGGCCATAAGCCTGATAGCAACTTGCCATGAGATCATAGAAAGAGGCATCATAGAAAGCGGTTCACCATTCTTGTTTAGGACGAGAACATCCATATCGCTACCTGTTTGTTTGTAGTTTTATTTATCTCTTTCGTGCAAGAAATTACGAATTAATTGGACGAAATTGCTCATTACAGGTTAGATTATAACATTGTTTGCAGTGTTTGTCAACAATTTTAGTTGAAACGTATGTATTTTGATAAATCTGCAGGGAGATCACTCAGTTTCACAAAAGATGCATCTTCGGGCAATTCAAAGATTATAGAGTATGTAGGCAACAGTTCGGCAGGGCGGGTCTCCTTCACTATAGTGAATTCATCTTTACACATACTTGCTAGCCAGTTTGAAAGAAAAATCTCTAACGGAAACCAGACATCGCTATTAATTTTATAGTTAGGGAGTACTGTTATTCCTGTTTTCATTATTTAGTCTTATCACCTCTTTGGCATCCACTTGCGATGATACATACACTACGCCCGACATTGCAGCTAATCCGGGTGTTCTTAGGAAATACCACGTATCTTCTAGAGAAGATTCTAGTGTATTTAAGAATGTTTCTAGTAGCTCTGGACTCCTTGCTACTACCTTAAATTTATGAGACATTAAGCGAGCAAATAATTCGGTAGTAGACAACCCTGAGAATTCTGCGTCGGTTAACCTGTTTAATCGTTCTATTTTCATAACAATATTTATCTAAAATAATAATAAGAATTAGATAAATATGAGTATTACTGTTTTAATGGAGTGGTTATGGGACTTAAATTTTCAGGAGGATCACTAAATGTATCACCGAGATCTGGTACAAGCGGCAGCATAGATGACCTATACGATGTAATAATATCGAATCCAGTTGAGAATGATATTTTAACTTACGATGCTACTGTACCTGCGTGGAAAAACGTTAGCCTGATCGCCGGCAATGGACTAAATCAATCTTTCTTTCAGTTAGATAAAACATTAAGTGTAGTGGCAGCACCAGCAGGCGGCATTGTAGTAAACGCAACGGGTGTTGCAGTAGACAACACTGTACTTAGATCGACTTCCGCTAACTTAACTGTAACTAACTTAACAGTCACAGGCACGTTAACAGCTAACAATGCTGCTAACACAGTCAATGCAACTTTCTTAGACGGTCAAAACTCGAGTTTTTATAGAAACGCTACTAATATTAATGCTGGAACATTAGATGCAGCACGACTACCTATTAGTGGAGTAACCGCAGGAGTATACGGCTCTGGATCGAATATACCTGTATTGACAGTAGATAATAAAGGTCGAATAACATCGGCATCCACTGTTGCGTTGGCTACTTCTAGCGAGACTGTTTCTGGTGCAGTGAGATTAGCTACCGGTGCAGAAACTAACAATGCAACAAGTGCAATACTTGCAGTTAATCCTTTAAACTTAGGGATTTTCTATGCTAAGAAAGCATCGCCTGCATTTACCGGCACACCTACCACTGTTACCCCTTCGGTCGGTAACAATACTACGCAAATAGCAAACACGGCATTTGTAGCATCGGCAATATCGACTGCGCTATCTGGTTATGTACCTAACACCGGCGACACTACTAAAATCGGAAAACTAACTATCAGTAAGGTAATCGGTACCGCCGGGTCATACACTAACAGTCAATTGGAAATTAGCTCCGGCGACGCAATCGGCGACGCGGTTATAGGTTTCCATCGACCGGGTGCAACAGCATGTGCGCTTAAACACGAAGGAAACGGGTTAGTATTAACCGGCTCATCCGATGCTGCTCCTGCAAACTTTGTTGCCACCGGCGACGTCGGTGCCTATTCCGACATACGTTTAAAAACTAACATAAAAACTATCACCGATGCATTACACAAGGTTTCGCAGTTAACCGGAGTAGTGTACGACAGAATTGAATCAGGAGAGCGTCAAACCGGCCTCATTGCGCAAGATGTACAAAAGGTATTGCCAGAAGCAGTTATAGAAGGAAATGACGAAAATAAAACATTAGCTATTGTTTACGGTAATTTAGCAGGTTTGTTAGTCGAGGCAATCAAAGAGTTAAAAGAAGAGAGCAAGAGGCAAGCAATCATAATTGCTGAACAAGCTAGAATCATAGACCAACTTACAAAAGGATTAAAATAATGACAGTTAGAATGGAAGGAATTATAATTACGCCTTTATCAACATCGGGGTCGCTCAGTGGTTTATCCGATGTGATACTTACTGCACCCATTGAAGACGGTCAGGTTTTAACTTTTGACGGCACTGCGCTAGTATGGACAAATGAAACTCTACCGCCTTTTCCGCCCACTAACTTATCCTTAGGCACAATTGCAGGCGATAGCGTAGTTATAAACTCAAGCACCGGAACATCGGTTACCCTACAATCTGCTAACCCTGTATCTGCAGGGGTAATGTCAGCATCAGAACACTCTAAGCTGTTAACCATTCAGCCTGGTGCTACTGCTAATCAGACTAATGCATTTCTGTTAGATCGTGCAAATCAAACCGGTACACAAGTAGCTTCTACTATTAGCGATTTTGCAGAAGCAGCGCAAGATGCCACTGCTAGTCTGTTAGTAGCAGGGAGTAATATTACATTAGTTTACGACGATGTTGCTAACACATTGACTATTAGTGCTGCTGGCGGAGTTACTGCAACAAATTTAGCGCAAGGTACTAGAACTATAGACACTGTTGAGATAACATCTAGCACAGGCACATCTGCAACACTAACAGTAGCCACTACAACGCTTGCTGGGGTAATGTCTGCGTCAGATAAAGCCAAGTTAGATAATTCGGTAGCAAGCACACAAGATATAATATTAGATTTCTTAGAAGCAGGCACAAATGTTACACTTGTACACGATACTAATACAGATAAGTTAATTATTAGCTCTAGTGGCGGTTCTGCCACTGTGCTATTACCCGAATCACAAATCGCATTCGGTGACTCAAACAATGAGATTGCAAGTAGCTCGTCGCTTACCTTTGACAGTACCGTAAACAGTCTTAGTGTCGGTAACTCCGGCCCTGGTGCTATTACTTCCGGTTCCGGTGAAACAATAACCATCACAGGTGATGCTGGAGTAGCTATTAATGCTACTACAGGTGATGTGGCAATCAATGCCGGGTCCGGATCTAGTACTATTACATCGGGTGTAGGCGAAACAATAACCATCACAGGTGATGCTGGCGTAGCTATTAATGCTACCACAGGCGATGTAACAATTAATGTCGGTTCTGGCGATAGTGTAATTGAGGCTAGTACAGGCAATGCATTGTCGATTACCGGCGACACCGGTATGATTTTAAAAACTAATGTAAACGGTGTTGTATTTGATTTACCTTTCGCTGCATTAGTAACAGTAAATGATCTTACATCTTACAACAACGCATTAGCAACTAATGTTAGCGGAGATGCATTTGTTACTAAGAGTTATGCTGATAGTATCGGCGGTGGTGCAGGATCCGTAAGTAGTGTCTTTAGTCGCACTGGCGCAATCGTAGCCGACGGAAACGACTATGCTGCTTTCTATGCAACTACTGCACAAGGTGCAAAAGCTGACACTGCATTGCAATCAAGCAATAACATCAGTTTGTTAAACAATGACGCAAATTATATTACGCTTGCTCAAGTACCAGCAGCCACTCCTACTGATTTAACAACTGAATATAATCCGACTTATGTGTTTGTAAATAGCAGCACCGGTACCGACACCACGATAACTGCTGCAACAAGTGTACAAGCAGGTGTGATGTCTAACACCGATAAAATCGCTTTAGACTCTGCTTTGCAACCGGGCGATAACATTAGTGACTTAACAAATGATGAAAATTATATTACGCTTGCCGAGGTACCCGCTGATGCAGTACCATCAGTCTTCGGACGCACTGGCGCAATCACAGCAGAAGCAAGTGACTATGCTGCTTTCTATGCGACTACTGCACAAGGTGTATTAGCTGATAGCGCATTACAACCGACTAGCTCAATCAATGCACTATCTGATGTAGATACTGCCACAGTTGCCCCTGCAAATGGGCAGGCATTAATTTGGAACGGAACTGACTGGGCACCCGGGACAGTTTCCAGCGGATCCACAAACAGCAGGACAACGTACCCTGTTAAGGCAATAACAGTAGACACCAACGGTGTACTAGATATGTCTGACCCCGACTTCGATGCGTTTTCGGTTGAGTTAACTCAGAACGTCACCTCTGTTATATTACCGTCTTATTCTGATGTAAGCAAGTCGATAAAATATTTATCCTACAGGGGCAACGAGTACACAATTAACACAGGATGGCCTACTATCGGTAAGCCAATAGCTCCTGCTTCAACTGCCGGGACATCGCAAAGTATAACATTTGCATCGGTTCAGGGCGGCAGTACCACATGGACGTCTTATCAATCTGCATCTACAATATCAGACATTGACAACTTAACCGATGTTAATATTGTTACGCCTGCAGACGGGCAGTTACTAACTTATACAGTCACTACGAATACTTGGGTAAACAGTACTCCTGATTTTGCAACAACAGCGCAAGGTGTATTAGCTGATAGCGCACTACAACCGAATGATCCTATCAGTGATTTAGACAACGATGCTGGATTCATCACTGCTGCTGATATTCCGCCAGATGCAGTGCTATCCGTATTTGGACGCACTGGTCCAATTACTGCTGACGAAAATGACTACGCATCATTCTATGCAACTACTACGCAGGGCACATTAGCCGATAGCGCACTGCAACCGAATAATGTACAAGTTGCAGCCGGCCAAATAGCGATAGGATCTGGCCCAGGGACTTCCGAAGTAATCGGCTATTCTTCGTTAACATATAATGCAAATTCATTAACAATCGGCGACAATGCAACCGACGGATTAGTAATTAACGGCACCGCCGGGATCATGTCAATTACTGCATTACCGAATAATTCGGATATTACACTTTCTCCCAACGGTGCTGGTTCTGTCATAATTGATAACGGGTCGGCTAATGGAAAGATCGCAGCAAATCCAGGCGAAACATTAACAGTTGAAAGCGGTGCTGACATGGTAATCTCAGTGCCTGCAGGATCCGTAATGAAGGTTGCTGACACTGCTCAATATGATGCTGCATTGGTAGGAAATAGTGGCGATGCTTTAGTTACTAAAAGTTATGCCGACAGTCTTTTAGTGACATATACAATGGATACTGTGCAAGAGGTTACCTTGCCGAATTCAGTTAATATAGCATTAGGCGGATATTTAACTCACACCGCCACAGTTGCCAACACGTGGGACTTTATTGTGCCCCTTATTCCCGGAAAAGCAATAAGTTGGACATTAGAATTAACCAACGGCGGGATAGACACACAAAACTTTAATAGTGTTGTGTGGGCCGAAGGGTCTCCACCAACTTTAAAAACATCTGGTTTAAATATATTGAAATTTACAAAAAACAACTTAACGGGCATAACTATAGGATATCTAGCAGTGTAAGTCAGTAACTTATATGTTCATATTACAGATAAATATAATAATTAAACAATGCAGGAGTACAGAATGAGTGTAATAATCGGTGGCAAGGTGATGTTTGCAGATACTAGGGGACCATCTTCGCTAAAGTTAGATGAACTAGCTGATGTAACTATTACATCTCCTGTTCAGGGAAATTTTTTAGCGTATAACGCAACAACCTTAGAGTGGCAAAATCGCGATATTGTTGCCACCGATTTACCGGCTAGCGGTGTAGTTCCTGCTTTCTACGGTTCTTCTAACACTGTGCCAGTGATAACAGTAGATGCTGCCGGTAGAATTACTGCGGCATCCTCAGTACCTATAGCAACAGCATCTGAGACTGCCTTCGGCTTAATTGAAATAGCAACTATTCCGGAAACAACAGCAGGAGTTGATTCTTCTCGCGCTGTTACTCCTGCTGGTGTAGCCGCTGTTACTGCTACTTTGCAACCCGGCGATGCTACGTTAACTGGATTATCAGCAGTCACTACAGCAGCAGATACATTAATCTATGCAACCGGTGTTGATACTTTTACTTCAACAGGCTTAACTGCATTCGGCAGAAGTCTGATAGACGATGCCAGTGCAACTGCTGCCAGGACAACATTAGGTCTTGGAACTGCTGCAACCACTGATGCCTCTGCATATCAACCAGCCGATGCAACTCTTACTGGATTAGCAAATGTAACAACAGCAGCTAACACTTTAATTTACGCAATCGGTGCTAACTCATTCGATACTGTCCCTGTGCAAGCATACGGTTTAACTGTACTCAATTCGGCCAACGGCGCTGCACTTCGTACCACTCTAGGACTAGAAAATTCAGCTACTATAGCAGCAACTTCAGCAAATACTCAGGACACGTTAGTTTTACGTGACAATTTAGGTAACTTTAGCGCAGGCATAATTACTGCTTCGTTAACCGGTGTAGCATCTAACGCAACTAAACTAGCAACTGCTCGTACTATAAACGGCGTAGCTTTTGACGGCACGGCTAACATTACTGTGGCAGATGCTACTAAGCTACCTTTATCTGGTGGCACAATTACCGGAAGTTTAAATGTCACTGGAAACTTATCCGTATCCGGCGAAATCCTCGGTGTGACTAGAACAGTATCAACGGGTGACAATGCTATTCTTCTTAATTCGGACTTAACTGCTGGTACGGCTGCTCAATCCGGCGGATTTTATGTGTATCAGGGTCCTGACACAGGACCAAACGGCGCACAGGGCCTAGTGTGGAATCAATCTGTCGGGGAATGGCAAGTTCAATCTCGTACAGGGGTCGTGCCGCCGCCAGGGGGATCTGGGTCTATTAACATCGGCACTCAGACCGCAGCATTTAGAATATGGACTGCTGGTAACGACGGCGCCGGCTCAACGTTAGATGCAGACTTACTTGACGGACAGCAAGGTACATTTTATCAAAATGCCACTAACCTATCTTCGGGGACAATACCTGCTGCTAGGTTACCGGCATTTACCGGCGATGTGACATCGGCAGTAGGAACCGTAGTTAATACGTTAGTTGCTACCGGAGTAGTTGCTAACACGTATGGTACTAGCACTGCTATTCCGTCTATAACAGTTGATGCTAAGGGTCGCATAACAAATGCAGTAATTAACACAATTCCTGCTACATCGGAAACTGTGTCTGGATTAATTGAATTAGCTACCATTGCAGAAGCAACAGCCGGTACCGATACCGTACGCGCAGTTACTCCTGCAGGACTTGCTGCTGGACTAGCAACTAAAGCTAATACGTCGCACGTACACAGCGCCGCTGATATCACTTCGGGTACATTAGTAGTTGCAAGAGGAGGCACCGGCACAACAACATCAACCGGCACTGGCAGTAATGTTCTTAGCGCCGACCCTACGTTTACTGGCACAGCTAACTTCGCAACTATAGTGGCTTCGGGTAACGTTACTGCTTTCTCCGATGCACGCATTAAAACTAATATTGAAGTTATTCCAGACGCACTTGAAAAGGTATGTACTCTCCGCGGTGTAACATACTATAGGACCGATACGGGCGAGCGACAGACTGGTTTAATTGCACAAGAAGTGCAAGCCATCTTACCTGAGGCTGTAACAGCATTGGCAGATGAGAATCAAACATTGACATTAGCGTATGGCAACATGATGGGATTGATGGTAGAGGCCATCAAAGAACTAACAGCCAAAGTAGAAAAACAAGACAAAATTATACACGACTTACTACAACGGATACAGTAATGACATTACCATTATCGGGGCCGATAAACCTCAACATGGTTAACGTAGAGTTAGGTAAGAGCGGGACAGCACTAATTACACTTAACGACACCAATGTGAGGACATTAGCAGGAAGGCCTGCTGCTGGCAGCACCATTGCGTTTGACAATTTCTACGGTAAATCATCAAGAGCTAATTTATCGGTTACTTATAGCGCTCATACTGCTAATGCAACCATTAACATAAATGCGCTCCCAGGGTACATTGCAGGAAATACTACTGTTAATGTAACCGTAAACAGCGGAATTTATGTATACTCTAATGCAACCGGTGGCATTGCGTTAAATATTACCGGAGGCACCACAGGCGACACAATAGTATTAGTAAACAACGGGTTTATAATGGGGCAGGGTGGGTACGGCGGCGGATCTGATTCCGGACTTGCCATTTACGCCCCAGTTGCCGGAAGTACTGCAATAAGTATCAGCAGACCGATTACAATCACCAATGGGGCCGGATACATCGGCGGCGGTGGCGGTGGTGGTGGCGGCGCAACTTATGGAGGTGGCGGCGGCGGCGCTGGAGGCGGCGCTGGAGGCGGAACCAGTGGTAGTGGCGGCGGCGCTGGAGGCGGCTTGGGCGCCAGCGGAGGAAATGGTGCTGCTAATACCGGCGGTGGCGGTGGTGGTGGACGAGGTATGCCAGGCTACGGCGCGTTCGGTAACACAATGAATACTGCTGGTACTTATTACCCAGGTGCTGGCGGCGGAGCCCTTGGCGCCAACCCCGGTGCAGGTGGGGCAGGGGGCGGATATGCCGCGGACGGTAGTAAAACTGGTACAAACGGCGGTGGCGGTGGCGGTGGTTGGGGAGCCGCCGGAGGCACCGGCGGCTCCAGTGATAACGTCACTGCGTTCGGTAACTCCGGTGGCGGCGCAGGCGCTGGCGATATCGGTAACAACATATCCGGCTTCTCGCCTAACATGACATACTATGTCGGCGCAGCAGGTGGAAAAGCAATCAACACCGGCGGAAATGCAGTAACCTGGGTATCCGGGTCTGGTAGGGCGTTCGGGGTTGTGGGATAAAATATCAAGGAGAGAACATGATAAAATTTAACGGAACATCTTTTTTAAATAATGTAATAATTAGTAACAGCGAATCTACTCCGTCAGTGCCAAACGTAACAACAGAGTGGCCTGCTTCACAGCCGTTATTGTTTGATCAAACACAAACAACAGATAACTTATGGGGAGTAGCAAACTTTATTGCTACTGTTGGTGATCTTTTCGAATCCGGCGATAGTTATGTAGATTTCTACGTAAATCCTATTTCAAATCCAGGCGAAACTGTACCTATATCAAAAGCATGGGAGTTCACCGGCAATCCGTTTACACTTAACGTTACAAACAGCGATCCTGATTACTTCGAAGCAGACGTCATGTACAACGGCACACCGGTGGGAGCCGAGGGCAGCTGGAGCAACGAAACAGGGCAGTGGCTAGATCTATATTCCGCAGGGCCGTCCCAACCAGCGGGAACTCCAGCCACAGTTCACGGCAAGAGAAGAGGACTCGGCGATGTTAGAGAAGTTTGGCTATCCGTAAGAAATGATAAACCTGCGATTGCTGCGTTGTATTTTACACCGGACGAAAATATGCCTCAGAATAAAACTTTTATTAATAACTGGGGACCACTCGGCTTCTTAGATATTGTCATAGAGTCGAGGAAGACTGATTTCAATTTCGGTCAACTAGACGGCACGCGACCTGTAAACTTACTCGCAGGTATTATTAAACAATCGGCAGTCGGTACGTTGCCGTCTTTGATTGCAATCTCAGATATTATGTGCGGAGTGTTAGTACGTAATAACGATGCAATCTTTGTTCAAAATGGAGTAGAATTGTATCGCACTAACACTACTGCTAATCCGGGCCCTGCAAACAATCCCGGTGGATATGTTTACGGTGAAGTAAACCCTGATTTTTGGTACACACCGGCGCCACCTGCTGCACAGGTTGAACGATATGGTTACGACGGAGTCTCGCAGGCTATTACTCAGGGCGACGCGCCCAACGGATTGTCAGATTTCACAAACACGTTACGGATAAGCAGCAGCGAGGTGTATGTACCGAAAAAGAACGGAACACATACTTACCCAATCTCGTACGGCGGCAGCTTAACTACAAAGACATTAACATATAACGCCACTACTAACACTAACGGTAGCTCATCGATTCCGTCGGGGACAACAGCGCCTTCGCAAGATTACGAAGGTTCGGATTGGGCACTCGTATGCCACAATGAAACTAATCTGGTAGGGATAACAGACGATGGGTCACCGCTAATGATGGATATAAGACTTAAATTTCTTCCGAATTACGACCGAGAAGGAATACAATGTAGGTCCTATTAATTGGTATAGCTACGCAATGCTTCTAAAGAGTGCCAGTAATAGTCGGGGTCATCCCCGACTACTGCGGTCATATTAGCATTCCACTCGTCTATTTCTTTCACATGCTTTTTCAGTAACTCTTTAGGTACAACAACGTACTCTTTCTTTGCAGTCTCTAACGCACAAACTTCAGCTTTTACAATATCACGGGCCTGGGCAAGGGTAACACTTAATGCACCCTTGCTACCCATTGAAAATACTTCTTTATCGGCTAATTTTAAAGCATTATGCGCAATTGCTAGTGTCTGTTGCAAGTCGGCCAGTGATTTACTCAATTTTCTTATCTCTGTGCAGGTGAGTGTTAGTTTCTTTTCAGTAAAGAACCATCGTCTGCTTGTATGTAAATGTTTGCAGTTGATGTTCCGTCGTCGTGGTTTACAAGGTCTGATCCTGCAAACTTGTGATAAATGTTTGTGTGATGATCAACATCACTATTCACTTTGAAAACTATACCGGCTGATGGACCTGTAATAGTTCTTACGACATTATAGGGCTTACCGTTGTACTCGCCACTTGCAGATTTGGTAGTGAATGTAAACTGTTTTCTATTCGCAGCAGCTTTTCTTTCACGTTCATCTGCATCGTAATCAAAATGATCATTTCTGCCGATACTTGACTTAGTTCGGCCACCGCGAGACCGTGGATCATAATCTGGACTGCCCGGATTATCTTCGTCGCCCGGTCTATAGTCGCCTGGTCCCGCAATTTCATTTAATCTCATGGTAAACTCCTAGTGTAATAATACACTTATTTATCTACTTCTGCTTGTCCTTGCTGTTCTTATTTTTCCATACAGAAACATTTACATTAGTTGACACAGCAGCAATAGCTATGACAATAAGCGAGATGCTTACTGTCGGGAATCCAAACGCAACTGCGATTATTGCAAACACTAAAGAAACTACGCAAACGTCTAAACTACTAATATTCATTAGATCACCTTTTTCCAATAAAATCCAAAACCAATCTTAAACCAGCGTGTGCCATCTTCAAAGTTTAATAGCTCCCACGTACTGTCCATGGCAAAACCTAGTCTGCCGAATGTAAAATCAAAATAATCTTGATAATTCATTCCGGTGACCAGGTAATACTCACAGTAAACACACCTTGTTGTATGTTATTTTCATCCACCGGAATATCGTCCACCGCCGGCGTAAAATCAGCTATAAAAGCTTCGTACACATCTCTATCTATATCCACGATGGACTCGCCGTCGTACTTTTTATTTAGTAACACCTTAACAGTCATTATTCTCTCCGAACCATAGTTTATTTGCTTTTTCTAGCGTAGGGATATCGTAAACATTTGGTAAAAGGGCATCAACGGAACAATTAGGACAAATGCCTGTTTGTCCGTTGTCTGCCCATTCTACGATCTCAGCTGGCTTAAAATATCTGACACACGAATAACAACTTATATTATTAGCAGCCAGTAATGCATCTTTGTTCCGCAAAGATAATTTGTTAAGACTAGTGACATCCATTAACGCTTATCTGCCTCGTAATGCACTGTCATCCCGAATGGTGCTTGGATGGACTTGTTACCGTGAATTAGGAAGACTGTTTCGCAATAATTTTCGTCGCCCCAGCTACCCCACGGATATCCATCTGTAAATAAAATTAGGCGATGCGGCTCAATGCCTTCTTCTTTCATGAAATTCCAGTTAACCATAAACTCGGTGCCGCCACCGCCCTGAATATCGTAATCCATTAGCTCGTCTATGGTGTCTGGCGTGAACTTCTGCATGTTATGCACACTAGTATCAAAGGTCCAGACACGGACAACAAAGTCACTAAACTGGTCCATGATACCTTTAACTTCGCCGAGAAAGTCGCGCAGCATTTCTGTGCTAATAGAGCCAGAAGTGTCGATAGCAATATCAACATCCAGCGCATTTTCAACAGTCATACCTGGCAGGATAATACCTGTGCCCCAAGTCTTACGGTTAGGACGAGCAAAAGTAAAGTCACTCTTAACACAGCTCTGAATCTGCATGTTAAGAATTTCTCGCCAATTCATTTGCGGCTCAGTTAAATCTTTTAGCATACGCTTGACGCCACCGGGGCAGCTGCCTGCACCTGCAACTTTAGCAGCCTGCATCACAGCCTGCTTAATCTCGTCGGCAACCTGTTGACGCTCTTCTTCACTCATCGGAATTTGTCCGCCGTAACCGGTCGGATCTTCGTCACCTGGCTTACCTTTTCCTTCACCTTTGCCATCTGCTGGGTCCAGGTGTTTGTCAAAGGAATCCATGCTCTTGTCGCCTTTACCGTTCTTGTCATCTTCTACAAGTAGGTTGTATACTTCTTCTGAACACATGCCGTTGTATTTTGCGTCAAATAAGCACTTGACGACTGTAGGCAAACGACCGATCTTTTGTTCAATCAATTCGCCGTTAATCACATAGTCACCTGCGCAGTTCCACAGCCGAGGATCACGACTGCCACGGCGAGTCATGTGGTCATATACACAGTGCATGACTTCATGTGCTACAACAAATTCAATCTCTTTTTTGTCCATTTTGGAAAAGAAATCAACGTTGTAATATAGATGCTTTCCGTCGGTAGCGGCTGTGGGAACCCAGCCGCTACCGTCTACTAATTTAAGACGAGTAGCGAGATTACCAAAAAACGGGACTTTTAGAAGCATTCGGACACGAGCACGAACAATTAGATCTTCAATTTGTTTTGCAGTAGCCATGTGTTTTTACCTTTCTGGGGTTGATGTGTTTGTATACCGCAAGTATAACAAGTTTATTCGGTGCTGTCAACCGTCTTTCAGATAAATAAATGATAAATTATACCTTTTGGAGAAAAAAATGAGTATAAATGTATCTGGTAAAGTTTCAATAAATGCTAATGTAGGAACAACCCCTGCAGCAGGGATACAACCCGGCGATATAATACAATATTCGGGAACAGATTTACCTGCAGGTTTTCTTCGGTGTAATGGTTTTGAAGAATCCCAGTTAACCTATCCAGATTTATATGCTGCTATCGGATCAACGTACACTCCTGCAAGCAACACATATTTGTACGGAAAACCATACTGTCATCAGTATAACACCAATTTTGCACAGACTAGTAATATTACCGGTTGGGGTGCTGTAGGCGGTCTTCCTGCGGGGCGCGCAACCGGCTCAGCAATCGTAACTAAATCGCGGGTGTATTATTTAGGAGGGTTTACAACAAACACCCCTGCTACTACTGCAACAGTTTACACCGCGCCGATTACTGCTGGCGGATTTATAGGAACATGGACTACCGGTACCTCGTTGCCGACGCCGTTAAGAAATTCTTCAGCGATTATTACTAATTCTCGCGTATATTTGTTAGGCGGAATAAATAGCGCCGATGCTGCAACATCGGTGGTATATACTGCCCCTATAAATGCAGACGGTACTTTAGGTACATGGGCTGCTGGCACTTCGTTGCCAGCAGCACTGGGAGTATCGCAAGCAATCGTGACTAAATCTCGAGTATATTTACTAGGTGGCTTGAATTCTGCTGGTGCTTCGGTTTCTACAGTTTATACTGCACCAATTAATGTAAACGGTACACTAGGTGCGTGGACTACTGGTACTCCGTTGCCTGTCGCGATACGAGGCGGCCAGGCATTTGTAACTAATTCCAGAGTGTATTATTGTGGTGGCTTGACAACAGCAACAGTAGCAACAGTTTATACTGCCCCTATAAATGCAGACGGTACGCTAGGTGCGTGGACTACTAGTACACCGTTGCCATCTGCGCAACGACAACAACAATCGTTAGTGACCAATTCTCACGTATTTTTAATAGGCAGTTACGATGGTGTTGGTGTAAATGTCATGCATATTGCGCCGATTAATGCAGATGGTACGTTGGGCGCATGGGTAGTCGGCGGCACAATCGGTGCTAATCTCGGAAATTCTAGTTTAATAGCAACTAGTTCAAGTGTGTATTGCATCGGCGGGCTATCCACAACCCCTGTTACTACTGTTATGAGGGCCAATTTCGCAGGCGGAGCAAATGATTATACTGCCCCATCGTATACCCATATACCTAGTCCAGCTACTTCGGGCAGTTTTACGTTACCCTTAATACCGAATGCATCGGACGGCGGCACCGGCACATTATTTTCATTAATTAAAACTTAAAGTCAATAAAAAAGCACCTTAAGGTGCTTTTTTATTTGGTACAGCATTATTTAATAGTGACGTTCTGTGCCTGAAGTCCTTTCGAACCCGTAATCACTTCAAACGAAACCGTTTGGCCTTCTGCAAGCGTTTTGCGACCTGTACCGCCAATGCCGGTGTGATGAACGAATACATCACGACCGTTAGCCTGTTGAATAAAGCCGAAGCCTTTTTCATCGTCAAACCACTTTACTGTACCTGATACTAAATTAGACATAAATCTTTTAAATCCTATATAAGTTGTATTGCGTAATCTTTTATTACGCGACAAGTATAACATACATTGCATACCTTGTCAACTACTATTTATCTGACCAAAAGAAAGCCGCTTTTAAGCGGCTTTCTTTTCACGGCGGTATAACTTATTTTCTACTATACTTGTCAAGCGCCTGTTGCGCCATTCTCTTAGCAGCTTCGGCTGTGGCTTGTGCGTGAGCAGCGTCAGCCTTAGCAGCCGCAGCATCAGCTTGTGCAGCAGCAGCATCAGCTTGTGCAGCAGCAGCATCAGCTTGTGCATGAGCAGCAGTGTCTTCTGCTTTGTTAATGCGATGCTTTAGTTCGTTGTGGTGGCCGCCAAAGATGTGCAATTCATCACTGATTTTATCAGTTGCTGCACAACCGGTAGTCAACGCAATCATTAATGCTACTGGAATTAATACTAAACCTTTCATTTTTATTTCTCCTTAAGGGTTGTTGTTATTAAGTGTTTATTTATCGTTTTACTCTCTAGGATACGATAAATTGTGAGTAAATTAAAGGACTACGAACCCGTTTCCGACAAGAATTTCTAAAGTCGCAGGCACATAAGGATAGTCCGCTAATACTTTTGCAATAATACCTTCACTTACCGGGTCAACAAACGGTACTGTTAGTGCAGGATTTGTTGGATCTGGTTTAGTTCCGGCAAAGGTTAGTACCCCACCGGCGTCTTTAGTTCCGGTAGTAATCGAACCCGGCGCAAAATACCCAGCAGCGTGTCCTAATGCGATGTAAAGTGTTCCGCCCTCACCGGTGCTTCCGACTGGCTGAGAACCTAGGGGCGCCGGTTGATTGTTATACATACCTATGATTGTACCGCGATCTTCTAAGACGTTAGTTACGTTTTCAGTGTAACCCGCAATACTCCATGGTTTTTCAAACGCATCTTCGTATAGTGTCCCGCCTAGCGTGTATGTTGCAGTAAGGGCTAACCAAGTAACATCTCTTTCGCTCCAGAAACCGTCCATTGGTTTGGTGTTAGCACTAGGCGCTACGTTTACTCCATTTGGGTTGTTCGGTAAAAATGCCATTTTTATTCTCCTATGAAAATGTTTATCATATATTTATCTTTTATAGTTTAAATTATTTAGATAAATAGCTTATATACGCTGTTACATTTGCTAGACAGCCTCGTACAGTATAATCGGATGATAAATATATTAATAAATCGTAGGAGAAACATATGGCTCTACCGCCTAGTGGAACAATTGCAGCTTCCCAGATAAACGTAGAATTAGACAGAAGTGCTACAGCTACATTTAGTATAAATGATCCAGCAGCACGTAGCTTAGCCGGGGTACCGGCTCCCAATTCGCAAATTAGTTATTCTAATTTTTACGGAAAAACTTATCTAATTCCGGTCTCGCCGCCATCTATAGATACAGCTACCCCTAATTATAATGTGCGAGACGCTGCGTTAGGTACAGGATGGAACGGCGTTGACCCTGTCAGAGTTACGGTCACTGTGAACTCGGTTGTAGGTTCTAGCTCCGCTGGATCGTATGCATTTGATTCCGGAAATTTACCGGCAGGATCAGCAATTGTGCTAAATATAGGATCGGCAGGCCGTATAGTAGGTAAACAAGGTCAACCAGCAACGGCTGACGCAAACGGTAACTACGTTGCGGGTGCGAATGGTGGCCCAGCGTTAAGAACTACGGTGCCGTTGACGCTAACAAACAACGGTATCATTGGTGGCGGCGGCGGGGCTGGCGGAAGTCAGTACTGGGCGTCAAAAGCCGGCATTGCAAGCGGCGGCGGCGGTGGCGGAGACACTGTTGCAACTGTGTTGCCTGGTTCGGTTACTAACGGATACGATATGGCTACAGCTAGTGCTAGTACCCCGGCCGGACAGCAAGGGGCATATAATAATGGCACAAACAACGAAGGTAGTGGCGGCGGCATCGGTGCAAGGGGCGGCAATGGTCTAACACAAGACGGCGTGACGGGCGAATTTGCGACAGAAGCAGGAGTAGCTATTCAGGGTAATTCATTAATAATATATGCAGTATTCGGAAATATATACGGCACACGACAAGGGTGATTTATGGAAACTAAAATAAAGGCAATTAAGTACAAAATTACAAATGCTAACACAGATTACGGTAGACTAGTTGTAAAATTTTACAACGATGATTTACCACAAGGCACATACTTAGAAGTAGACGTACCTGTTGACGAAACTACAGGCGAATACGTGACAGGAGACGTATTGTCCGCAGCAATTATGGAACGTGCGCCATTATATGTATTTCGACGAGCAGCAGTAGTTGCTTCTGCCTCGAACTTCGAGCTCATTGAGAGATTAGTGCAAATAGAAGACAGCGGCGATATTCCATTGCCTGCAGATACGCTAGAAGAACTGAAAGATATGTCAAAACAAACATTGCATAAAGATCTTAATCTTGCTATTGCAGTCGTGAATTCTCCTCTTAGATTTACCATGGTGGAACAATATAAGTACGGATTGATTGAGTTGCCTGCGTTTATTCAAGTAGAGGCAGACATCAGATGTGTGGATGTTGAGGTAGTTGTTGCAGAAGCGTTAGAGATGCGAGACAAATTAAGACAAGTATTTGTTATTTTAGAATCTAAAAGAATAGTAGCTGCAAACGATATCGACGAAGCTGCCGATGCTGAAGAACTCGGGTTCATTACGTATGCATATCAGTTAGAAGTCAAAAACGTAATGAAATATATGCTTTATGGTAAAGAAGGTTTAGCTAAGTAATGCATATCAAAACTAAGAGTGTTAGAAGAGATTTAATAGCACTGCATTGTATTGCGAATAAAGGCGAAACTGTATACAAAGAGGAACGTCCTAACGGTCTTCCTCTTGAAACACTAGAGAGATCTATATACATCATTAAAGGCTCTATGTCTATGTACAATGAGAAAGGGGAGATGTGTTCTGATTACGTGCCTAAATTCGGCACTAAGGTGGACGGCAAAACTCATCCACCGGGCACATATTATATCAGGGTACACGAAGATGGCACCGAATGGATTTGTTCTTATTCTAGAAAAAAAATACAAGTAAATTCTTACAGAGTTACATATACCGAAGACTTTATGATGCCTGATAATACAATCGGGTATATAGAGACCGGTGCTGTTAGTTTTGCAGAAAACGGCATCGTATATGAAGAAGGTAGACTACTATCGAGCACAGGCATATTTAATAAAAAAGTTTGCCTAGAAACCGACACAGTTACAATATATTATTTTGAGACTACGTATGCTAAACCTGAAAAACTTTCTGACACTTGAACAAACTCGTCTGTCTTGCCAACTATTTCTATTATTAGGAGCATTGGCGTGTATTTTTGCAACAATCAATATTACATGGTACTACGCTGCTCTATGGGCGATGTTTTCCTTTGTCGGTATTACATTCGGTGGTTCGATCGGACATCATCGTATAGCAGCGCATCGCAGTTTTAACCCTGATCCGTGGTTTTACAGATTTTGTCTTACTGTAGCTGCGCTATTAGGGCAAGGATCCCCATTGCTATATTCCGCAGTTCATTCTCACCATCACGCAATTGCCGACACAGCAGACGACCCCCAGACACCTAGCACTGTCCCTTGGTGGAGAATAGTCTTTCTCCGTGCTTATCAGCCAGTGAACGAACGCTACGCAATTTCTAGAATTAGAAAAGTTGATAAGAATGATTATCTGTGGACTACACACAAATACTACTGGGGCGTGGCGCTAGCGTATATCGCAGTATTAGCACTTATCAATCCTATGTTAGTTATATACGCATATTTTGCGCCTGCTTTTGTATCTATATTTGTTATGCAGTTTTTTGTTGATTATATTTGTCATCACAAAAACGTAGGCTATAAGAACTTCGAAGTCGGTAACGATAGTACAAATAATACATTCTGTTCACTAATCACTGCCGGAGAAGGGCTTCACAATAATCATCACGCCCACGCAAACAAAGCTAACTTTGCAATGAAACCGGGCGAAGTAGACATTGGATACCAGATGTTAAGACTACTGCGACAAGTATGATAAGAAGATTATCAGCAGACGACACGCCTTTACTGCTGGAATTTTTAAAAGAATTAGAGAAGAAAAAGCTATATACTTGTTCGAATTTAATAATAAACAGCATCGAAGATAAGACTATCTTCTCATTGCACAATATAGATGTTATGATGAGTAACGAGAAGATAGTTGCAGTTCATATATTGCGATATTTCTTTCCTATAATGGATACTTACACAAGTATATTAAGTATGAGCGTATCTAGTGCAAAAGATATAGTAGAGTTGCATGAGCACGCATACTTAGAAGCTCGCAAATTAAACATGAAGAGCATGATAGGCATTATTAAGAGTACTACTGCTAATCGTAAAAATCCGTTAAATGACAGGTTTATGAAAGGATTTATCAGATACGGCATGCATATCGCAAAAGACACTAAACAAATGATACAAATAAGAGAATTTAAAAAGGGCGACACATCTAATATACCGTGGCATAATTGGTTATTAGGCAACGAACCTTCTAAATGTGACAATATATTATTTAGGTTAACATTTAATGAATGAAGCTATATTATTTTCCGCCAATGATCATTATGTATTTTTAACAACAACGTACGAAATTGCAGAATTAACTAGACAGTCTCACTCTGATTTATTAATAACGTCGACTGGATTAGTTTGTGCAGATATGGAGCCTAGTCGTTACTATCGATTAAATCCTAATTACGTAATTGGGTTTACAGGACAAATAACCGAGTGCAACAAGAGTAATCTGCACGATACGATTTCATTTAAATGTAGTTTGATTACGTTAGTCGTATCGTACTTCGACTTGAAAATTCAGACATGTTTTTCTTTAGTACCTGGACTACAAGTTTTGATAGATACAGAACGAGCAGAGTTAATAAAACTAAAAATTAAAATACTAACTCAGTTAGTGAGAGAATTATCTACTCGCGATTATATAGATAAAGGTAACTACGAGTTAATGCATGCTAATTATACTAGGTTAATCTTAGGGGCGTGATGTATGATATTACTTGCCTTTAATTATTCTTATTTGAGTGCCGGTAGCCCCCTAAGATCTATGTACACTGTCGCCGCACGTTCTGCAACAGTATGGGATAGGACAAGGTCGCAAGATGCTAGCATAGATATGATATCGGAACTAATTCCTGTTGACAAGAATATAAGTTTAGAAGAAGCAAGTAATGCACGCATAGAAGAGTTGCTTAAACTGAACAAGCCTATTGCTTTGCATTATAGCGGAGGTATCGACAGTGCGTATGTACTGTGCGAACTGTTAAAACGCGATATAAAACCTCACATAATAACAACAGTTTCAGCAATGAACGAATGCTATTCTCTTGCAAAGATAATTGCAAATACATTAACTATCGGATTCGCAGGACACTGGGATAATAATTACGTGCATGTATTCGGCTCCGGAGCCGAAGGTGCGGTCGACAATGACGAAGTTAAAAAAATAGGACAACAATTCGGGTATGAATATTTGTACACTCCTATTACTATACAAAAAGTACTACGAGTTATAGAGTGCGTAGCATACAGCCCGCACCCGCGTAGTAGAAAATATGAAGCAGCAGTAATGCTATTAGATTCTATAGATAGGGCACCGTTTAAAATCGACACAGTGCAGAAACTATTATGGTGGCTAGAATTTAACTGGGGATACCATAATGCTAAATATAGCAGATATCTATGGACAGATTCAAATAATGCTAACGCAGAGTCTTTCTTTACTTCTACAGAATTTCAGCAATATTCGATGCGTGCTAATGCTGAAAGTAAAGAGATGGATGATTTTCTGCACAAAATGCCGTTAAAAAAAGCTGTCGCGGATTTTATAAAAGATGATAATTTCTTATACAGAACAAAATCCGCAAGCGCACAATATGTTCAATCTTTTAGAAAGTCTGCACTAGCGGTAACCACAACACAGGAGCACATATATGCATTATCCAAATAAATTAGCAGTATTCGGCATGCCTCGGACCGGTACAAAGTCAATTCGAGACATATTTAAACGGCATCTAGGATACATGGACTTTGGCGAAATATTTACTACATTTTATAATGCAGATACTGGGGATAAGATTAAGAATACTGATGCGTACACTAAATACCCGAGGGTGGTAGTCGAGATAACTCCTACGCCCGATCAAGTGGAATTTTATAAAAAGCGTACTAAATTTAATTCTATCAAATCTATTGTCACTGTGTTTAGTGCATATTACGACGAATGCCCTGGATTCGAAGATGTGGTGAAGGATCATTATTTCTTATGCCCGAGAAGAAGTAATACATTCGACCAGCTACTTAGTCTGTTAATATCAAAACATAACTATAATTATGCCGGCACTACGAAATCTGAGCCAGTAACTATTGACTTAGAAGAGTTCGACGGATATTATGATTTGCTAATGACTTCTCTTTGCAGGCAGGAACAACTAGTAAAAGAAGGCCGTGGAAGATTTATAGATTTCGATAAGCTAATACGCGGAGAAGAAGATTTAGGTTTTAAATACATAGTTACATCTAAAGACGAGCACGAAGATTTAAAAATATTAACAAAGAACTATAAAGAAATAAAGGCTCATTATGACTCCAGAAGAAGTTGAAAACACATTAATAACACGTATCAATCTTAAGTTTCCACTTAGTTTAGAAGAAGTATTGCAAAGACAAACCGGCGAAACGTTCAGAGATTTTAACGCAATCCGTTATTTCGATGTCAGTGACGATACGATATTTCGTAAAATGCTACCGATTTCAGTAGCATTTCTTCCATCTAGAGTAGCCATATGCGTGCAAAAGATAGACGACCCCGACTTAATACCGCATAGAGATTTTATGATACCGTGTAGTATTACGGTGTATTTGCAAACTGACGGTGATTCTAAACTTGTCTTTTGGAAAGATCCGCTAAATGATACTAAAACAACAAATAAGGCGCCGGCAGTATATAATTCCAACGAGTATCCCGACCTAGAAGCTATATATACCGATATACCTAAGGTAGGAGAAGCGGTGTTGCTTAATAATGCATCTATTCATTCCGTTGTTAGAAAAAGAACGGAGGACAGAATAATGTTGCAATATCAATTCCCTTTCCCGTATCGTGTAATAAGAAATAAGTTAAAATACGGAGTATAAAACATCCAATAAAAAGCCCTGCGTTGCAGGGCTTTTTATGACACAGCTGATGTCGAATCAATCTTCCAGAATATAGCTTCCGTATTTGCTGTGGAACTCTTTGAAGTTGTTCAGCTTACGGTGGTCAATCGGTAGTTGATAATCGCGCAGTGCAGTTTTAGCACCAAGTACAATCATCTCTGTGCCGAAGTTGTCCATCATGTAACGGAAGAAGAAGTCAACGTTCTTGCTCCAGTCATCCATGCTATAAGTATCTTCGGTGGTGTCCTTAGCACGTTTAACCCACTCTTGCAAAGTATAGCACATGGAAATAGTCAACGAATACATTGCAGAAATTTCTTTTACATGTAAATCCTTAACTTTACCAGTTAGAACATCATCCGGCTTAGGCAGCTTAGACGACACTTTACGATGCTGCTGAAATTCAATTGCAAGACCTTCGCCGACAGTACCTGCTACCAGAGTAGTATTCAGGCTCTCGGGCAAGTTATCTGAAATCAAATCGCCCACAAACGCCCACGAACGCGGAGTAGCAAACGCTTTGTCCGGTGACTTAGGGTCAAAAGTAAACAGGTGCTGCTTGTGGTAAGACAAGAAACCAACAACGTCAGCGTGGACGTTAGCGTTAATTGCCCACTTCTGCCAATCTTCGAAGTTAGCTTCCAGTTCAACGTGAGTGAAACGGTTGGCAAGCGGGCTAGGCATGCGGAACGTTACACCCTTGTCAGTGTCACGGTTACCAGCAGCTACAATGCTAACGCCTGCAGGCAGACGGTATTCACCAACACGACGGTTGAGAATCAGCTGATAAGCAGCAGCCTGTACGCTCGGCGGCGCAGCGTTCAGCTCGTCTAGGAACAGAATTGCATTGTGCAAGTGAATTTCGTTCTCACCTGGCAGTTCAGTTGGTTTCGCCCAACGCATAGATTTAGTATCCATATCGTAGTAAGGGATACCCTTGATGTCTGTTGGCTCAAGCAACAGCAAACGCAGGTCGATTACAGGACGGTTTTGGGCTACGCCAATTGCAGCGATCATATCGGACTTGCCGATGCCGGGTGGGCCCCAGATAAAGATGGGACGACCGACCTGCATGGCTCGTTCAATGAGGATTCGTGCATCACGTGGGCGTACTCTACGATCTGACATATTGTGTTACTCCGTTTTGTTTAAGTAAAGTGTGTTTGTTTGTTTACGTCGCTATTATAGCAACGTGCAACCCGATTGTCAACTATTATTTTAATTATTTTTAATCATCCATTTCCCAGTCGATGCGTTCTTGTTTAAATGCTTTTTGTACTGCATCGTTTAATAGCTGATATGGCTGGTGATCGATTACTTGGCCACCGGTTATAGGTTTTGACCATGCCTTGTGTAAACTGTCCATATATTCATTTAGCCATAAACCCTTCAAGAACTCGGATAATAGTTCGATTGCTGATTCGTCGCTCATTTTTGACAAGTTTTCTGTTAGATCAAAAATCTCAAACAAGGGAGACACAGTCTCCCTGTGTCTCCGAAACCACTCTACAACATAGTTTCTTTCGTTGTTTCTAAATAGGTTGTCGCCTCTAAAGTTGCTCGGTAAAAGCAGTTCATCTGGCGCAGCATTTCGTAAACGCTTTACGTAATCCGGCACACCATTTATTAAATCCCGAAATCGGTAAGTTTCGGTAGAAAAATTCCCTGCAGGATCACGGTAATGATAATCTTTTGTGTCGTTCTCTAGTATGTAGTCGAGAATGTCACAACGCACCATTATCGGTATAACGGTTATGCCTCGAGCCTTTATACTAGTAAGCCTTGCTACTATTTCTGCTTGTTCGATAGGACTTCGGGCGCTGTTTAACATCATACGCAACATTATTTCTTCTCGTTCGCTTTCAATCGAGAGTCTGTTTTCGTGCGCTGCTTCCCACATTAAGTTAATGTCGAACGCTTCTTTCTTAACAGCAATATCGTGATACTTATTTGCGCCTGGTTCGAATTCGAATAATTTTTCACGAATGGAATCCACAATAATATTCAGACCGATACCGTTGCAATGTTCGCCGGCACCGTAGTCGTTGTACTCTGCATAAAAAGGCAGGGGACAAAATTCGTAGTGGGAATTCGTATAGCAGCTATGCTTGTCTTGGTGTGTTTTTTCTGTCAACATAAAAACTGCAATTCGTTGACTGTTAGTGATGTGAATATTAGATACTGCACAGGTGCCGTTATAGCTTCCCATCGAATGCATCCCTATCGGCGTAATGTTCATTAATTAATGCACGGATTGCAGCGGAACATTCTCCTGCACCTTTGCGTGTAAGATCGTGGCGGCCCTTAATATCTGATGCTATTCGATCGCATTCTTTCTGTGCGGCTACAAGACCTTCGCCGTATAAATCAATTCTTTTCATTTACAAAACCTTTTCTGTGGAATGACTATAGTTTATTGTTCAGGCGCTCAAGTTCATCTAGGCAGGTTGGCATCCCGCAGCATCCGTTTTTGTCGCATTCCAGAACTTTCACGCCGCAGACGTTGCATTTAGGTGCCGGCGGCATACCCTTATGCGGGCAATCTGAATAGTCGATAGGGCAGTCATTAGCATCCCCGCAGCATGCTGGGTCTAATGTAGGCACATCCGCCAGCACAGGTGACGGGGCGGCGAGTATGGCACGCAGCCCCACAATTGCAGCATGCACAGACGTGCGTTTGTTTTCGTTTATACGCTGCCAGTGGTCGCCTTCGTCATTGTCGGCAAAGGTCTGCGCTGCCAGCACACCCTTGTAGTCCTGCAACATGTCGATGGCGCGAAGGATTGCTTCATTCATTTTCGGCCTCCGCTACTCTTTCACGGAAACGGCGTATTGCCTCTTCCTGAGTAATTCCGGGATAAAGGGCTATGTCGTTTGTGATTCGTTGAATTCGAAACTCGTGAACGCATGTATCACCGACGACATGCTGATCGTACAAAAGGTGCCAATTGCCGATACTCTCGACAACCTGCATCCCGGGAGGACGCTTGACTACTTCTAGCATTTCCGGCGCAGCTTGCTGTGCCGCTATCTTGGCCATGCGCCGGGGACCCGACTGTGCAATTTTTGCAATAGTCTGCGATGCCTCTGCTAGCGCCCTCCATTTAGTCAATTCGACTTCGAGTTCGTATCGTGCTGTGTGGATAGCAATGCTGGCTTCATCTGGCGCGCCGAGGTGGCCAAACACATCGTGCCACTCTCTTAATTCGGATTCAAGACGAGCGTAATCGACGGCATCTACTATAACATCCGGCAAGTAAAGGTCATCTTTTGTATACTGCCGTACTTTATTCATCTTTCTCTCCACTTAATGGTCCATACATGCCCATTGAAATCCATAATAACAAACGCGCCTTGAGATTTAAGTTCGGTTTCTCGGGCGCTAGCTTCTTGTTCGGTGTTAAATACTTCGAAATTCATTATACTTATCCTGTTTAATTATCGTAATGTTCGCGCATTGTGTGCCATTCGCTCATAGTAGGCGTAACAATAAGCGCAGAATGCTGAAAAGTACCGTCTAACAATTTAACTGTTAAGATTCTTGCTCTTGCAAGTAACTTCTCGGGCGTAGTCGGGAACCGCGGATAATTTAGCAGCCCTACCACAAAACCTGTTTCCTCACCACCTGTGTAGATATAAGTAGTAGGCTCGATAGTAACACAGAGGCCAGCAGTCAAGCATTCTTCTCGAATTATCTGTTTTGCAACTTCGATGGGCCCGCTCATATAAATTTTAACCGTGTACGTGTCATCTTTAACTATTTTCATTAATAATCTTCTTCTGTGAGTATATGGGACTTTGGGATATCACCACGGAGAAATTCGTATCGTGTATCGAGTGCCTTTGTTACTGCGTTTACTGTGCAACCGATCCAGCCATCGCCGAGTACATTGCTTACCCTTGTCCATTTAACATTGTTCTCGGGCCTGCCACTGTAGCAGCTACGGAATGACATGCTGTCGCTCATTCCTCCACTCATGGTGCATAGCGACAAAGGACGGCACCAATCATTGTCTCGTATTGTATCGTTATCTTCTAAAATTTCCACAGGTTTCATTAATTCGCCTCAATAAATCCGCGTGGATAAAATTTCATCGAATCGTAATCAAAGTAGTATTCGGGGTACTCGAAACAAAACTTACGGTCGAATAATTCGAATGCAAGCCTACGACCTTCCTCTGCACTACTGCAATTAATAACTGCGACACAGTCCCTGTCAAACACTTTTCCGTCGATCTCGTGCCGGTGTGTTTGGCCAAAAGTTACATAAGTTTTCATGCTTTGCTCCAATCTACTCTAAAAATAGGACTCTTCTTACCGGCAAGCACATTTACGATATGTTGGGCTCGGTATTCGTTGTGTTGCTGTTCGACAGTTTCTTTCAGCCCCGGCCAATCGTCCAACCACAGTGTCACTTCGTAACTTCCGCCGCCCCCGCTGCCGGTGAAGACGCGTGCTGGAGTAAAGTAATCGCTCAGAAAGCCGGTGTAATTATTCCTATTCGATACTTCGACGTTAATTCGTCCGTATATACCCGGATATCCTTTGGGTTTATCTGCTTTGCTGCCCCAATTAGTTACACCGTTGTGTGGGCAAGAATGGCTGTTAGACACGCTGTCGCGATAGTCGCCGGCGATTGTTATTGACGCTACTACCGGCTTCGTTCCGGCTCGATGGCAGCTATAGGTGTTCAGCCGGTCGAAGTTTACCCGAAGAAACTCAGCAACCTGCTCGGGTGTTTTGCACTTTGCTTTTTCGGTGTCCATCCACTCTTGGAATTCTGCCCGCTCTCGCGCTTCCTTCTTCTGTGCAGATATAGAACGATATGCACGATTAGTGTGCCGTTTGTATTCCTTTTCCTTCTCGATAGGAAAAAGTTCGCCAGTGTGCTTACACTGCCACGCTTGAACTTTTGGCATGATAGTTTACCTTAAAAATGTTTTTCTAAGAATGCAGCAAGGTTCTTAGCAACGTAGTAGTCGCCCTTCAGCATTGCTGCGGTTGCAATTTCTTTCAGCTGGTCAACGTATAATTCGTAGTTGCCCATCATCTTTACATCTATCCCGGTACCGCGCAGATACGAAATATCTGCACCGAGATTGTAATCGCGATCGCGATCGTCGTTAAAATAGTGCGCAGAAAGTTCAAAAGACAATGATTCGAATTCGCATTGTTCGACAGAATCCTTAGCCATCTTCAGTCCAATTCCGGTTAGCTGCCGCAACCCTTTAATTGCAGCAATTTTCTGGGAATCGTGGTGCTTGCCGCTAATGACGATACGGTTGCCTGCCATGTTTTTGCTCGCTATTCTGTTTAAGTTGCAGCTATTGTAACACTACAAATAGAGAGCGTCAACTGTTATTTTAAGATATTTGCAAGATTGGATTGTTGCGTTATCATGTAACGCGGAATGCTAGTGTTGCGATCCTGTCTACTAACAGGTCGCTCGTCGATCGAAAATGCAGCGTCATAGTACTTGGTAGATTCTTGTTCGAGGAAGTCATCATAGATCCCGAACGGCCACGCCAGCGTAGTAATGTTAAGGGATAATTTTTCATTGAGTTTCTCCTTAGCTTTCTTTAACTGTATGGTTACAATTTTTTGATATTCTTCGGGTGTGTTTTTCTTTTTCTCAGTTTTGAAATTAGGATGCCAGTAAGTGTGCGATTGTATATCTGCGCCACTGTCTTTCATCTTAGCCAACTGTTCCCATGTCATTGCATACGATGCATTCGAAATGGCAGATGGATAAATGAATAACGTGACGGGTACTTTGTATTTTTTAATAAGTGGATATGCAGCGGCGTAAGTGGTAACGTGCCCGTCGTCTATTGTAATTACAACTGACTTCTCCGGTATAGTACCGTCTCTTAATTTCCAGTCCAAGAAGTGGGACATAGGGATTATTGTATATCCTTTGTCACGCATGTAATTAATTTGTTGTTCGAACTTAGCAACTTTAATCGTAGTTCCATCGGAAACATTATCACCAAAACGATGATAGCATAACACGTACACATCGGCGAATGTTGCAGCGGATACAAATACTAGTAAAAGTGCAATTATATTAATTTTCAGCAGTATCTCCTATCTTAGATAAGAATAATTCTAAATCGCCGCCGTGCAGCGACAACAAAAACGATTCTTCTTCAGAGAAAGATATAAAAGTTACAGCATTAATATAGAACGGAAATTTTAGCTTATCTATGTTAATGTAAGTATTAGCATTCATTGGCATGCTGTGCTCGAACTTATAACATTTTATTACTTTCCCTAATAATAACGAACCGGTGTAGGTTAATCTTATCGAATTTGGCCTAGTGAACACGAGTGTAGCTAGATCTTCGTGAGTTAAGGTTTTAAAATTCCTATTTTCTTTAACCGACTGTTGCACTAGACTGATTATGTTATTACGCAGTGATTCTAAGTTGTCGTACTTGTCCGAATAGGGGAAACATTTTTGGTAATTTGTCATTTAGTATGGTTACTCCCTAAACGGCTTTCCTGTGATATTTACTATCTTTTCTTTTATAGGTTCTTGTTCTTCTGTGTTTATAAAAACTTCAGCAGGAGCAGCATTTTCGTTTTCTACAGTAATGTAAACCACTTCCGGAATAGCATTACTTATCTTTTCCTTTAGCTCTTTTATTTCGTCTTGTAGCAATAAAACTTCTTGCTGAATACCTTCTGCTTCGATAAGGGTAAGAAGAATCTTATTACCCTTATTTTGTTTAGTAACTTTAATCTTAGCAGCTAGCTTTTTTATTTCTTGCATTTGCGCAATTTCGATAAAACAAATTTCATTTCTTTTTCAGTTTTAAAAGGACCTTCATAATTATGCGCAGTTAGCGTTTCTAATTTAGGACAAAATGCATGCATCCAACCTTTAGGAAACTGTAAACAATAGTAACCGGCGGAATAATATACCAAACTAGTTGCGGTTTTGGTATATAACGGTAGATCACTCTTAATTTTATCTGGTTTTGCTTCGTGCGGAATATTATGATCGGTGGGGTATCCGTTAATATAATAACTTATTTTTTCCTGCTTTACGTCCTTAATAACATTTTCGAAAATATCTTCTTCGAAAAAATCCTGTAATTCTTTCCTATTGTTGAACACAGTTTTTATGTTTTTAGCGATAAGAATTAGCTTACCTCTTTGTTCCGATAACAGTGCTACATGTTGCACTCCATCGTCTGCTAGTATAAGCCAACTTTTATCAGTAATCGGTTTTAATTTCACCATGATATCTCTCTTGTTAGCTATTTATACTGTATATCTTGAATTTAGCATAGTTGCATACACAGGCGCATTGTCGCCTATGCGCTTTAGGTCCCATTTGCCACAAAATTTCATCAACTGTACGCCCACTGCAGAAACATATTCACGTTCTACTGCTGTTGCAATGGTAAACGCACATCTTTCTTTAATGTCGTCCGGTTGTGCATGCAAGTCGATTAAACTACGATTACGTTCGTAATCTTCTTTTACTACATGCTCGATATCTTCGTGATCGGTCCACCGCTGTAGCATAAAATTATTCCACTTGTACCCTTTCTGGTGCCTGTCTTCGAACGCATCTATAATACCTACCTTTGTTTTGGTTCCTTTTTCTCTTGCACCAGGAAAAGCACTAAAAATGTTATCAGACTTATCCCCGCGTATACATTTCATAAACAAGAAATATTCAGGGTCTACAATCTGCTTAGGCTCTTTTGTTTTTTTATCAATGACCGGTTTGCCATCTTCTGTAAATATACCGTCCACCGATAATATAGTCTTTTCGACTCCGTTGTACACTTTTACGTTAGGTGCGAGTAGTTGTAAAAAATCACCATCGGTGCTAAGTATGACATGGTTGTCGTCTGGATGCGCAACAATCCAAGATGCAATTAAATCATCAGCTTCTAACGTATTGTTGTAGAGCATGGTCACATTTGTTTTCTTTTCCATGAACTCGACAAAGTCGCCGTACGCTTCTAGCATTGCATCTTGATTTTCTCGATCGCGCTCAGACATTGCTGCCCTTGCTTCTTTGCGTTGTGCTTTGTATGGTTTATAAATATCTTTGCGCCACGATCTTCCGTCCGTACAAAACACAATATGCGAGCCGTCGAAGTCTTTCCATGCTTTTTTAATGCAATTGAAAATGATATGAAAGCCCATTCCGATCATATTATCTATTCCGGCAGATGGACTTACTACGTGAGCAGAACGGAAAAAAAGATTTAATCCATCTATCAATATAAAATTTTGTTTTACTTCGCTTCCCACTTTCCGTCCTCGGTTTTAGTTTTTTGAATAAACTGATCTGGTATTTTTTCGTCGAAGTCGCCTGTGCCTGTGAATTGTTCCATTGCAATGTTTCTGCACAGATCGGATAACCACATATCGACTACCTGTTCGTCTGCCGCGCCTTCGTAGCCACCTTCGCGCAATTCTACTACAAATGCGTCATTCCAGTCAAGTTCTAATTCGCCGTAATTGGGTTTATCACCTTCCGGCTTCACATTAATGATTCTTACCCAACCTTCTCCTTTCAGTGTAGCAAGTTGCTTATCGTATTCCATATCAGTGAGCTTACGCTCTGCAAAATCTATTTCTAGCAAACGTATTGCTAGTTCGTTATCTTTAAGTGTATGATTTGCAATTGCACGATCTCTATCGTACACCGTGATAATATCGTGTGCGTAGTCTAGATCGATTAATTTTAAATCACGTTCTATGCCGACATAATCCAAATCAATTAGTATGCGCTCAAGCTCTATACCTTCTAACTCGTACTCCGCCTGCGCACGCTCGCGTGTTTTGCCTTTCATTCCCCATGCAGCGGGAAGCCACGAAAATGGTATTAATCTTTTACGTTTCATAATTTCCTTATCGTCCAATAGAGTTCCCGTAGACGTAAACATGCAGACGACCTGAAAAATTAAATCCGCGATCTTGCGTTTGGTCGCAAATCGTCGCCGCTACGTCATTTTGCCCTTCTAAGTCAGCCCCGACTGGCATAATTGTCACCGGCCAGTAGATACCTTCTTCTCTAAATGCTGCTACTGCTTTGTCGACTTCATACCAGGTACGCTCGGTGCCGTCTACTACGAACTTTAGTTGTCCGCGATCGCTTGCATCCGAATAACCTGCTAATACTTCTGGTTTAATAGCGTCTTCCCATTTTTCACCGCTCGAACGAAGCTTCGGGCTTACAGACCAAAACCACTCGGGGGTACCTCGTTCATCTTGCACAATGCCCCCGAAGTCCTCCGAGGTGTAAAATTTCTCACGGATGAAATTTGCTAACTCGTCGGCGATAGGCAGTGAACCGTTTGTCTCTACAGTAACAAAACGCGGCGCGTTTTTTCGGTCTGCAAACTCTTGCATAATAGATTGCATTGCAACCTGAGACATCATCGGTTCGCCACCGGTAAAAGCCATGTGCTGTTCTTGCTTAGACTTTTCATGCAGGAAGGTGCCAGTTGGATTCCACGGGCTTTTAAGTACGTCTGTGATTTTATCCACGATACCGGGCACAGTATTTATGTGTGCAAGATGACGAAATTGTTTAGCCCAGCTATAGCTAGAATCACAACCTGTGTGCCACACTGGCAATTGTTCTACTGCAATAATGCTCTTAGGATCGAAGTCTAAATACGGTAGTTCCCATGTGCTGCGATCGTCTAGATTTTTCTGGCTAAAACCCGCGCACTCGAAGTTGCAACCCCACAGACGAATCCATGCAGTAGGTACGCCAGTGTATTCACCTTCGCCTTGGATGCTGCGAAAAATTTCGCTATAACGATATTGTTTTTCTTTACTCATTTACTTTCTCCACAGGCATAGCAATAATCAGTTTATCTGCTGCGCCCTCGCGTATAATCTTGCAGGGTTTGATCAGTACTTTTTGTTCAGTTTCATCTTCGGTAATTTTACCGTAAATTTCAGTCTGATTAAAAATTACTTCCAATGCTGCGAATGCAGACTCACGACCGAGATCTTGCGGATTCTTAAAAAAGGCAGGATTTAAGCCTTTTGCTTCGATGGTCAGAACGTTACCGCTAAGACGAGGTACAAGATTTGATCCGTTTAACGCTTTTAGCCCGTACAGTTCGCCAGCAAGCTGCTTCGCTGTGTTTTCGGGTGTACGATCATATTTAAATTCGATTTTTGCAGACATTGTGTTACTCCTTAGAGGGTGGGCTTTGCTAATTTCTCCACTAATATACACGAATCTCTATCAAATGTCAAGTCTTCTTCTGTTAAACTTCCTTTTTCTTTTGCCATGGCAATAAGGTCGGCATATACTTGGTTGCGAATTTCTTCTCTAACAGATGCACCGACACCCGCACTTTCCGCAACACCTAATCTAAGTAAAGAAGAAAACGCTTTAACACCTTCGTCTAACTGTACGCCATTCTTCCATACTACTTTGCCGTCGTTACGTAGTCTTACAATCTCTTCGCCGTCTTCACCGTCGATCAATATGCAAAATCCTTTGCCAGCAACCGTAAGGTTAGCTCTACTCTTTGGAGCATTCCCGGAGATGCCGGCGGCGATACCATAAGAACCGTTTACTATTCCGTTACTGCCGCCGTTGTACATATGAGTTTGCCCGGTGTTAGTATTAACCCATGCAGAGTTAGCTGTACCGAGCATTGTAGTTGTAATAGATCCCGTAAATGCAGGGATATTGTTAGGGATAGCCATAGTTAAATCCACTCCTCCCACGGGTACACTTGCCATGTTTCGTCTGCGATCCTCTCTGCGAAATATTCTACGGAAGTAGTGCATGAGAATCTTTTTTGCAGTACTGCCACTTTTACGTTCTGCCCCCATTGTACCTCTCCCATGACTGATTTTTGCCAGTCTTCTCTAATTTCGGTTATAGTTCTTCCACTGTCGGCTATGTCATCTACAATCAGTATATTCTTACCATCTATCGCATCTTCTGCTAACCAACAACAGCTTTCATTGCCTAATTCGGTATTATCTCTCGAGTTCCATTGCAGTGCAGTCATAGGAACTTTAAAATAATGAGACATCATTATAGCGGGTAACAATCCGCCACGAGTAATACCTACGATAATGTCGGGGTGAAATTTAGAATCTACGACTTGTCTGCATAGTCTATTTGTCATCATTTTAAGTTCGTCGAACGTTATATATCTTTTATTCATGTTTGTTTCCTGCCGCAGTTTAAAAAAGATGTGTCATTAAGGTTGATGCAGTAAAATATTCTTTCAATAAATGTGCCGATAATTTACTTGTATCTGCACACGGCTGTTCCATGACACTTCGGATACGCGCAATGATTTTGTCTTTATGCTGTAAGTAACTATCAAAATTGACAGTCCATTTGCTTGGATACTTATATTCTGATGTGTACATTTCTGCGTAGCTTAGACGATCAGGGACCATAGGCATAACATTTAACAACGCGCCTTCGAACGGTGATATCCCTAATGTTTCTTGTAGGTTGGCAGAAAACATTAACTTAGATTTCGCTAACAATTCGTGATATTCGGTCTTGCTTAATTTTTTATCCTGGCATACGATAAATTCGTATTCCGGTAAAGATGCTTTTAAATCTAAGAATATGTCCGGTTGTTTTTCAGCGGAAATCCTGTGTGGATAGATAATAATGTTTTCTTTTTTAACGCCTGCGTATTTAGCTAAGGTCGCTGGCATGTATTCCATTGGCCAGCCCGTACGGACAATCTTGCTAGTCGATAGGTAATCTTTTTTATCTTCGTATGCCCAGGGATTTTCTTGTGTACCGTCGTTTAACAGTTCTTGACAAAACATGTCAATGTGAAAATTGGTCGCAAAATAATTATGATCGAAAGCGTGAAAGAAGGACTTTTCGGCGTGCCTGACCCACGGCGCCTCTCCTATTCGTTGCCCTAGTCCGTCGTGTTTATCGTAACTACCTGCATGCCATAAGCCGCCGATTTTAATCTTAATGCCTAATAAGTCTGCCATGTATCGCAGGTTGATTACGCCCGGGTGCCATGCATCGGTGAATAAAAAATAATCGCCGTCCTTAACTATCTTAAGCGAAAATAGTCTACTAAACTTTTCTACTTGTGTTGCTTTATAGATATTGGTCGCTGAAAAATTTAAAAACATGCCTGGTGTAGGATCGTCTGGTAAATTATTCGGGCCGCTTAACACTACTACTTCTGCGCCGTGTAGTTCGAGCATAGCGGGTAAGTGTGTTTTCCATTCGCAAGTATATCTAGTGGGAATAGCTTCTAAATCTACAATATAGATTGTCATCATTGGTCTCTGTTAGATAAAAATGTTACGTTTATTTTCCATAAACGTAACATTACAGGGCTATTACTCAGCGTTTTTGCTGTCTTGAATTTCCTGACGGCGCTCTTTACACGCCTTAGTAATATCCATTAACGCTTTGCGAGCGCGAGTACCAGCAGACTTGTTACCCTTTACTGTAAATTTTTCGTGCTCGACAAGATATTCTTCGAACATTTTCATAAGTGATTCATGAGTTGATTCCATTTTATTTTCCTCTCAGTTTATTAAATTTTTTCTTGTGCATATCTCGCTTGAGCGGGCTTAGTCTATCATAGAACGTAATCCCAGCTAAGTGATCTATCTCGTGCTGTAGACAAACAGCATCCATTCCGTCTGCTACTATTGTAAATACAGTGCCTGTCTTGTCTTGCGCTTCTATTGCAACCGTTTCGAATCGAGGAACAGAAACTACTACGCCAGGAAAACTAAGGCATCCTTCTTTACAAATTACTTTACCATCCATCATTGTAATCTTAGGGTTGATGAATTCTTTTTTGATAGTGCCGCCTATCACAGTTGTATCTACTACCATTATCTGTTTTAGGATGCCTACTTGATTTGCAGCTAAACCTACGCCGCCTTCTTCGATCATAGTGGCAAACATGTTTAACACTAATTGCGATACTTCATTGTCGAATTCAGAAACGGGTTCTGCGCATGTATTTAGCACTTCATTGGGCCATGTAACTAATTTCATGAACTGTGTCAATCTTGATCTCCTGGGTATTCTACTATACCATCTGACTCGCCGTCTTCTGATACAACTACTTCGTAAAAACGATTAGCACCGTAATTAGGTATTAAATGTTTTTCAAGTATGTCAGATGCAATCATCTCGCACGACCTGTGATTTTGATTTCCTGCTTTAATGAAATCTTGTAGCGCCCACTTTACAAGAAAGAACTCGAGCTCACGGTCTAAATGGTTAACAGAAATTGTTACTTCCACTTTAAACATGTGTCTATGCAGGTGTTCTAAGAATTCAATTCTTTTATCTATAGTGCCTGCATCTGGGTAACAGTGAAAGCCTTCGAATTCTGTGCGAACTCTTATGTATGTATGTTTAATCATCTATGTGCCTTTGTTGTTTCTCTAGTCGTTCGAGGAGGTGTGCATACGCACCGTTGCTACTGTCTACTATCTCAGGCGAATGCAGTGATCTTATTAATAAGTCGTCAATCATGCAGAAGCGACAATTAGCCAAGTATAAGCCTTCTGTCCAGTCGTTCATTATTTTCTTTTTACGACCTACAAACGTTAGCCATACTCTAATATGCTTCTGCTGCTCGGAACAATATACAGGCACAGGATACCACGCAAACCAACGATGCCATTTACAGTATCGTTCAACATCGCGTTTGATTTTTTCATCTTTGGTAAGCATGTGCCATTTCATTGTTATTCCTCTTTTTTCTTAGCTGCCGCTGCCCTTAGTGCTTTAATATCGGAATCTCTTACTAGTACTACGTCCTCGACATATTCTTTCCAGTCGGTGAATCGATTTCGATCTAACAACTCAGATGCTGATATACACCATACTCCCGAGTTAGTGCCTTTAAAATCAACGTCGTCGATTTTAATTACTAAATTCCTGTTAAAGTTTTCAACATGTGGAATTACGCAACTAATCATCGGAATAAAATACGGATGACTAACAATCTCCGGTAATAATAAATCAACTACATATTCCTGTGCCTCTGCCGGATAATCGAGTGTTACCCGCAAGCCTTCGGCTAACAATGCAGGAATAATTTCATTCCAAGCCTTATTTTTTTGAAATGATCTATTTGCACCTAAGTAAACATGCTTACAGTGATGTTCTCTAGCAAGTTCGATTGTGTGCGATATGCTACGCACCCCGACAACAAACAATGTTTTCATACCTGCCGCAGGTGTCGTTTCAATTTCACTCCCGACGAAAAATACTGCATCGTCGTGCCCTTCTCTTTTAATAGACATTATTTTATCTCCTCGAATCTTTCTTTTAATCTATCCACACAATCTTTTTCGCTATTATAACTCATGTAACAGTGTATACACCAGCGCTTAGCCACAGAACCGACTGTATCGTACCCTATTACTGTCTTATCAGCGGCTGCCAGCCATTCGGCGCCTAACAAGAGTTTACACTCTGCTAAATATTGATCTAGTTTCTTTGTGTTAAGCATCTCTAATCTCCTTTTCCAGTTCGTCGAGTTTGTCTTCTTGCTCTTCGCTAAAACCTTCGTCTTCCATATGATCGACTGCATGGTCGAATAGTCTGCCGAACAAGTGACTATTTTCGCCCCCAGCAGTTCTCGATCCGCTCACGTCAAGCAAAAACATCTTGTTATCTTCTAACATTTGCATAGGTTTTGTACTAGAGAACAACTCGTCGACGAATTGATTAAAGAACAGAATATTACGCGGTACCCATTTCGAAAACTCACCGGACTTATCGCTTTTCTTTAATTTTTTCCATTGTCCGATATCTGGTGCGTACCTTGCAATTTCTACTGTGGTTAGATGATTTGCAATTTGCACTGCCCTAATATGCTGATACACATTATGTGACATGATCAGTGCATAAGATAAGCTATCCCACGATGTTTTACGTTCTTCGCCCCTTGCATTTAAATTTTCACCAGGTCCGCGCTTACATATATCGCTAATTGTTAAGCGTTTGCCGATTTCACTTTCAAACGGGTAAGGCGTGGTGCTACCTTTTAATAATTTATTGTCCGGTGCCGATTCCATAATGTAACTAAATCTATTAGAAGTATGCACTGGGCTTGTATATGTCATTCCGTTTGCCGTTGCGATAAACGGACTGGCACAGTCAAAACTAATTGTTAAGTTAGGATTAGCATGCTTGCGTAGTTGACGTTGTATTACCGTCAACATAGTAGCCCAGTCTAGTCGTGATGTACCCAAAAAGTGCATCCAATCTTTACCTTCTAATTTACCCTCATCTCGCATAATAATTAGACGCTTGAGTGCAATATACATGTTTCTCATGTTAGTGCCCCCCATTGCCCAGCCCTCGAAATCATAATCCTTAACTGCCTCGTACCAAATCTGTGCTTCTTCCCAGTTCGAACCCTGAAGAACATTTAAGAACTTAGTAGCACCAAGCCGATTGTCTAAGAAAAATTCATTATTGAATTGGGTAGCTTTAAGGCAATCGTCGAACGATTTCAAACCGGTAATTTTGCTACGCAATGGATTTGCAGCCCAGCTCGGTACGTCTAATACCATGCTCCAGTCTGCGGTACATTCTAACCAGTGTAAGATTGTCGTACGCATCTTATCTGCGTTGCCTTTATAATTAGCATCGCCTTTTTTCTCGTAGAATCTTTCCCAGTCGAATTTTAGCACACCCTTACCGATCTGAAATCCACCTGAGTCGCCCACTAACGTAGTCCTCGTGCGATCGCGAGAATGTATCATCGAATCTATCGGCGCACTAGGATTTAAACATTTATCCATGTCTAGTTGTGCGTGACCTGCAGAGTACAATGCAGTATCATAAAAGAATGCACCCTTAACCGGATCTAAAAAGTTTAGACTGTCAACACCATGCTCGAAAGAAGCCGGGATATCGTATTTTCCGTTCCTACAACTATCTAACATGCTTGTATAGAATCCGGAAATAGCCGGTAGAAACGTAGCGTAATCTTGTTTATGTGTACTTAAATCTCTCACATTAATTCCTTGCTGGAAGAATATATTGATATTCACCGATTCCAGAATCAATATCGATTTTTAATGCGCCTTGATCGGAAAAACTCATAGTACAGGACTCGCTAGAATCGTGTAATTTCAGTATTGCAAGTACTTGTGTCAATGGCCACTTCCACGAGTGTTTAAGTTCGCCTTTGATACCTTTTGCAAACGTAATTTTAGTACGATCAGCGGCACCTTCACCGATTAAGAATTCTAAGTTATCGCCCGAGGTTCTTACACTAAATGTAGACTCGAATGTTCCTAATATGCTGTTCATTGCTGTGAGATCTTTCAAAGAAGCTTTAGTAGGAGTAATGATTACATTCCACTTAGCGCCCTTAAATGGCGGAATCTTAATTTGTTCTTCTGCAATTTCTGCGCTCATAAAACGATAGCTTGCAGTATGTCCTGCGTTAGAGTCGAAACTAATTTCGCACGGTACTTCTTCGGTTCCGCGTTGTTGCGTTTTAATTGCGATAGTAGCGTTGTCGCTAGAGAATGCGTTGAAGTTTAAATAGCCGCTTAAAATACCTAAGCGAGATAGGCCGATTGTGCCATTTAGTCCTTCGATCGGTTGCTTCAACTTGCCGTACAGAACTACAGTCCTATCATCGTCCATTGCTTCTACTGTTGCTTCTGTTTTTGATCCGACTATTTTCACCATATCGATGAAACCTAGAGCAGATGTGTGTTTAATTATATCTAAAAAATTGTCTAACATATTAGGTACGCTCCTTGTACTTTTGTGTGATTATACTACAATTGTTCGTTTTTGTCAATTACTTTTTAACCAAATAATGTATCAAATAGTGCATCTGATTCATTTGTTTTCGATAGATCCCATTTTAACACATCTAAAAGGTTTTCTATTTTTTTATCTACAATACCGGCTAACATACCATCGTCGTCAAACGGCAATTCTGTAAACCAATCCGGTAAATGAATAATGTCCACTGGATAAGCCACGCTAGTAAATAGCGTCGAGTTTTCCTTTAACTTACACACAGTTACTTTTTGTCCGTCCGTGATCTTCGGGGTGTGTTTATCTTTGTAAATTTCGACCATTGTATTCCAGTTAAGGCTAGCTCTAACGTGACCCGGCATAGTAAAGGAAACTGATTCACCTTTTAGCTTCTTGCTTAACCATTCTTCTTGTCTATCGCGATACGAAGATAAATTGTTCACTGCTTTCGGAGTACCTTTTTCCCAAGGTTTCATACTAACAAACTTAGCTTTAAAATCTTTAATCTTGTTAACTACATACTCTTCGCCTTTATCGGTGAGTGTGTCAGTTAAAATATCCATTAAAAATGCCTGTACAAACTTAGGGGTATCCGCACGACGCAAATCCAGCCCAGTTACTTTAATTTTGCCCGGTTTTCCGTTAATATCTTCACGTGTACCTTCGTTGTCAAACACTAGTGCAGCGTATCGCTTTTTAGTAATAAACAGCGCAGACTGTGCAATAATTTCTCGACCCGACTTAATCACACCTGTAGAGTTTTTAAGAGGTACATTAAATGTTTCTAGTGCAAAATGAGGAAAAGTGTCACTAACATCATTTGCAATTTGATCATAAATTTTAATTATTTCTTCTTTTGTCCAACTTATATTTCCTTTTTCTACATCTTCCTTGACTGCTGGATATGCAGAGAAATACGTAGAGTCAGTGTCTCCGTAAACAATGGCTTCGCCTTGATAATCGTATACACCAGTTATATATTCGTTTGTTTTTGCTGCCATGTGTCGTGTAATGTTGCGACCAGTTAACGTAGTACTCTGTCCTATTCTCTGGTCAAAGAAGCGTGACCCTGCGTTAAGTAAAGCACCGTATGCACTGTTTAGTAGAATTTTCTTTACTAGCTGTCTCTTATCCCAGAACGCAATTATTTTCTTTAGTTCCGATTTATCACGATAAATTGCTTTACCATTCTTAACTGTTAGTTTATGAGAGTTAAAGTAATCAACAACAGCCTGTCTATCTCCACTGTTTACTACATTCTGTGCTTTATTTATTGTAAAACACTGATCTTGGTCAAAATTACTGATGCAATGCGTATGTACGTTTACGTCCTCTTCTGTAAATAACTCCGGGCTAACTTCCAGACCTCTAATCGTATCGTTATCTACTAACTGCTTATAACCCCGCATGATAGCCTGTAGTTCTTTACGCTCTCTAAACCAGCGTGTCAATAGCCCGGGAATAACACCCTCGACGTCAGTTTTGTATATAGTTCCGTTAGCACTAATACACCACGGTTCGCCACTATCGAAAATCAAATTTCTAAGTTCTGCTCCGGTTACCTTATATTCTACACCGGTTTCAAATCGTAATGTAATCTTTTCGTGATTGTTGTTGTCGAAAAAATAATTCATCTCTAATGGACAAAATCTATCGTTCCACCAAGACGCGAAGGTGTTTTTAGCCGCGGTTGCTTCCCATTGCCGAATCGTCTTATCAGTCTCTTTTAAACTTACTTGCGCGACAATTGTCTCCGGGCTCATGTTTAACGCACGAATTATAGAAGGATAAAGTGAGTTTAAGTCACTTGCGCCGACCCAGCGATGGAAACCTACTTTAGGGTGTGCTACCCATCCACCAGCAGCTCTTGCATCTTCTGAAAATTCTGATTTGTTAGGTACTACCATACCGCGACGGTGTGCTTCGATTACTACAGCCTGGTCGATGGTAGCCACTGCTCCCATTGTCGTGGGCATCAATACACAGTTAGCGTGTGCAATGGAGCTACACAGGTCGATAAACTGCAACTTTTTGTCTAGCTTATCTAGAAGGGCAGTATCTTGAATGTTATATTCAAGGAATTTTTTAAAGTCCTTGTTGTATAACTGATCGAGCGTACCGGAATATGCTACTTTCTTTTCGTCGAGTTCGTATTCACATATCGAATCGAGCGAATAGCTATGCCGTTCTTCATATGTATATTTTTTGTACAATTGCATGTAGTCGAGATGTACTCTGCCGATTAAATCGTATGTAGGGCACTCCTTGCCGCCCTTCTCGTACATTCTTGTTTTAGGCAATTGTCCCCATAAGCACATACGTCTTGTTTCGGATTTACCGAGTATGCGTGTAATTCTGTTTACAACATACGGAATATCATATCCTTCGCTGTTCCAGCCAGACAGTATATCTGCATCTTCGATGATATCCAAAAACGCATTAAGCATTTCTTTTTCTGTCTTAAATAGAATTACTTCTGGACCAACTTCTCTTGCAATCTGTTGTGCCTCTTCCCAGGTGTATCCTACTGGCGGAACAGCAAAACACACCATTTGCTGCATCCATTGCAGATACACAGCTATAGAGGTGATTGGATTAAGTGCATCTTCAGGCGACGAATAACCAGATACTTGATCAAACGCCGTTTCAATGTCGTAAAATGCAACGTGGAGGTGAGGGTCTATATTATGGGGATATTCTTGCGCAAGACAACGAAACACTACGTTAATGTCAGATTCCCATTTATCTCCGGAATATTGCGACATTAACTTAGTGCGTTCGGTTCTGTTAGCAGGGTTGATTAGTTTTACTGCATTACCGTAAATTGTTTTATGTAAACCTTTTGCATCGTTTACATAAAAATGCCAGTCGGGTTTATAGTTCTTATAAACTCTTTCTCCGTCGACTCTTTCTACTACCCTGATTACATCTTCCTTAGCGGAATGCAAGGCATCTACATACATTTAATTTTCCTTAAACAAACAAATTTATCAATCCATATATCGAAGTTGTTGCGTAGAACGTCATTAATAATACAAAAAAGGATGATTCTCGAATGTACGAGGAACATGCTAATAATACTGCACTAATGAAATACAGTATTAACACAGACAACATATCGGGGCTAGTTGAATTAAAATTCAGAATGCCAGCGGCAACCATACCTAGTACAGTGCCGCTCGCTTCTAACCAAAATAATAATTTATTCGATTTCCAGGTTTGCACCCAAAAGTCAATCATGCCTTTAATGACATTCAATTATGATAACCGTCCTGCGGCTTCTAGGATATCTTCGATTTCAACGAGCTTATCTCGTTCTTCTTGGAGTGTTGCTTTATGTGCAACTTTGATGGCTTTGTTTAGATATGCAGCTTTTACGTCGAGCTCTTCTGCAATCGCTTTGACTGTCTCGGATAAGCCGGCTTTTAAGTCTTCAATTTCCTGCATTACCTGGCAGCCTTCATCAAAGAGTTTTTTGAGTCTAGCTATGTCTTCCTGCCGCCATGATGCTTTATTTGTTTCGCGTGGTTGTGTCATCACATCTCCTTGTGAGTTATGTTGTTATGCGTAATTATAGCACGTATTTATATTCTTGTCAAGCAATCTTTTGCCAGTCAAATATCCTCGCCCGAGGGCTCGAGTCAAGCGAATGGTCGTAGTCATTTTTCTTGCCCGTTGTCCTACCGGGTGATATATGATCTTTATTTTTATGAGTTTTATATTTATGACAATTAGCACATAGAGTTTGTAAATTACTAGGATCATTATTAAACGGATTTCCGTCTATGTGATCCACTTCTAGCTGCGAACTATCATGAATAGTACAATTGCATTTATAACCTAAACGACCGTCTATATTTTCGCAATAATGTTTTTTGTGCTTGCGCGTCGGATGAGAAAGATTACTATAAGCAGCCACAGTCATTCCTTGTCTTTTGGCAGTAAGTTGTTTAGGGCTGGTGACGTTATTTTTTGCGCAGATATGAGCGCGATGACATGCAAGACAGACTGCTCTATAGCCCGGTTTACCGGATTTGCAATAGTTGTAGTCTATTACGGCTTGCATGTTCGTGCAACCAGGGGTGGTACAAGTTTCTTGATGGTATCCAGTCATACAAAATCCTTTTTGTACGGTTAATGCAAGATATTATAACATTACTGTATACTGTTGTCAACGACTAATTGCATATTTATTGCTAGGACTCCACAAAAAATATTCTCGAATACCTAAATCATTAGCAGCTTTTATCTGCTGTCTGATTTCGTATTCGGCATACGGCGGCTTTCCCAAAGTAAATGCTTGCA